TTGGCGATTTACCCGGGCGCCCCATATGGATTTTTAAAATAAACCCTTGACAAAATTTTTAAAATATATTATAATATCATTAGAAAAACAAAAGGGGGAAATAAAAATGGCACTTAATAAAGCAATAAACAGCGGAAAAGAACATAGAAAGCCCTATAGAGGAAGCAAAGCTATTGATTGCACTTGTCGGAATCATGGTAGTTGCGATTGGTGTTTAGATAATCGGACTATCAAATATAAAAAAATTTCTTTAAAAACGCTTGACAGATTGAACGAATGGCAGTATAATGAAGATACAAAAAGAAAGGGGGAATAAAAAATGACAGCAACAATTTTCTTCGACATGGACGGAACAATTGCCGATCTGTATGGAGTAGAAAATTGGTTAGAACATCTTATTAATGCGGATGCTCTGCCTTATGAAATCGCAAAACCGCTGATTAGATTAAGCGCACTTGCAAAGATTCTGAACAGACTGCAGAAACAGGGTTATAAAATCGGTGTAATTAGTTGGTTAGCGAAAAACAGCACCACAGATTATGACGAAAAAGTAACAAAAGCAAAACAGGAATGGCTGAGAAAACATCTTGCAAGCGTTGCATTTGATGAAGTCCACATTGTAAAATACGGAACTCCCAAAGAAATTTTTGCAAAAACTGAAAATGATATCCTTTTTGACGATGAAGAAAAAAATAGAATTAATTGGACAGGCAAAGCCTTTGATGTAACAGAAATTCTTGCGACCCTTAAGAGATTTTAATCTCTTGAGGTCGCGCCCGGGCACTTAGTCATCTTGCACAAAAACCGCGCTGTTTTTCCTATAATTTTTGCATAAAATTTTTCCGCCTTTTCTTTAAAAATTACTTGCATTATTTTTAGAGTGTGCTATAATAACATTATCAAAAGAAAAACGTAAACACTGAAAGGGGAATAAAAAATGAGACGTGTAAATTATAAGGTTCGCCGTGGAAATGAAACTTTCGTAACTACTTCTTATACAGAAGCAACCGCAGATGGTGCGCGGATTGTCGAAACTTTTCTGACTGAAGTCGATGAGCGCACAGAGAAAGAAAAGGAATACGCAAAAGCAAGAGTGCGCAAGATTGCGGAAAGGCAGAAATTTAAAAAAGAATTAGAACATGCACCTAGTTATATAAATGCATCTGGAGTTGGGGCGACCTAACTCCAGCCGGGCGCCAACCGCACAAAATTTTAAAAAGGGTATTGACAATCGTTCCTCAATTTGTTATAATTCAATTATCAAAAGAAAAGGAGATTTTAAAAATGAAATTTGATTATCCTTCTTGGGCGGAAGATTATGAATTTATTGTTATGGTAAAAAATACCGATGAAGATTCTTACGCAATGTGGACTGTTGAAACTAATGGTTTTGTCGCGGAAAGCGACGCCAAAGATGCAGAATCTACAGGTTTAGATGTCATGGTTCTGCATAATATAAAAATTCATGGTCGCCGCAAAAAAATTTAAAAATGGGATTGACATTGGTTCCTTGATTTGCTATAATCTAATCATGAAAGAGAGGTATTTAAAAATGAAATTCTTAATGGTTGCTTATATTTTCATTTGGTGTTTTGTATTATTCCTTGCTTGTATTCATCAAAGTGATATTGATGGAGAAGGCGGTTTTAAAACCAATAATTATCTACTTCTTTGGTTGGTTATGGCATTATTTATTCCTACTGTTGCAAAGATTTTAAGTTTAATTTAAGAAAGGAAAAATTAAAATGTATAAACTGTATTCAAGAATCAGTGATCATGAAACCATTTTGGAACTTTGGGGAGCAAGCACTAAACACCCCGATAGTATTTTTTATTTTTCAGATTTTAAGCTGTGCGATTGGTTTGATAAGAATGATCAAATCGTTCCTTGGATTTTTGAATGTGCTAGTAAATTAAACTTTCCTGTTCACGCCTATTATCTTGCAAAATGGGCTTGTGAAATTTATGAAGAAATTAGATTTAAGGTTTGAATTAAGAGGGCTTCGGCCCTCAAATCGCCCCGGGCGCCCGCAAAACTGCACAACTACACTTCAAAAATTAATTTCATTTTTGTGCATTTTACCAGTTTACAAATCAAAATCCCTTTGTTATAATACAGTTACAAGGTGAGGGAAACAAAAACCCTTACAAAATCTCCCCTCTTAGTTTAATTGGTTAGAACAGCTACATTGCAGATGAGTTGAATGCGGGTTCGAATCCCGCAGAGGGGGCTTCAAGAGTTAAAAAAATTTTAAAAAAACTCTTGACAAACAACTGAATAGGTATTATAATAAAATCACAAAGAACAAAGAAAGCCTTACGGCTCACAAAAGAAAGGTGGTATGAACCATGACGAAAATGACTTATGTAAACGCTCTTGATTATGTCCTTGCTACTGTTGACAATGATGAGGTTCGTGAGAAGCTTGAAGCCCTTAGGGGTCAGCTGATGAAACGTGCAAGTGGTGAGCGGAAGCCCACTAAGGTGCAGGTAGAGAACGAGTCCCTTAAGGAAGATATTTTCGCCTATGTGAGTGAGAACGGCGCAAAGCGTGCCTCTGAGGTTGCGGCGTACTTCAATCTCAGTGGTCAGAAAGCTTCGGCTCTGCTGAAACAGCTTGTTGATGCTCAGACTCTTGAACGTATCACTGAGAAGCGGGTAACCTATTTCCGTGTGGCTGAGGGGGCTTAACCCTCACCACCGTCCCAAAACGTGCCGAATCGTGATTGAAATAAATCCGTAGATTGAGGGCGTTTTGGGACGTGCCCGGGCTTCACCACTCGTTTAAACAACTTTTTTAAAAAAACTGTTGACATTCTAATACCCTTTTGCTATAATAATAATTGTCAAGGGGAGAAAGAAAACAACCTCTCTCGGGCGCATAACCCGATGTAAGTAAAATCAAAACTCTTCACAAAAAACAACTAGAAAACCCCTTGACAAATGAAACCCGATGTGCTATACTCTAATCATGAAAGGGGAAAAAACTATGGAAATTATTAAAGGCTATACCTTAACAAAAGAAGAAACTGATGCCTGCCTTGAATTGGTGCAGAAAATGCGCGCAGAACGCGAACATGAACGTATGGTTGCTCTTCATCATCAGCTGTTTGAAGACCTTGTAGCTTCTACTATTGACGCTATTGGGATAGTTGACACAAAGCAGATTATCAGAAGTATCAACAGAGAATTGCGAGGTGCAGGCGGAGTTAGTTCAGACTAACTCCTGCCCGGCGCCGAAAAATTTTTTAAAAACCCCTTGACAATTCTTTCCCCATGTATTATAATTAAATCATCAAAAGACAATAGCACAAAGGAAATTTAATTATGAGCAGACAAGATTATATTAACGACAATGATTTTGAGGGTGCGCTTTATCGTTTTGAGAATACTAATATCAGATGGAAAAAACATTGGTGGGAAGCTTTAGAGACAATTTATTCAAAAGTAAAAAGCCTTGCCCGAAAATATATTTTAGATGCTGAAAACATGATTGTTAAAACAGTCAAAACATTTTCAGATACCATCATTTCTCTTGTCGATAATGGAGAAGAAGCGGGAGAAAAAGTCTATTTGTTTAAATTCTATGATGAAGCAGGAGACTTCTTATTTACAAAAGTTGGAACAACCACAAGAAAAGTTTCTCAGCGTTTAAAAGAAGAAATCAAAAGCTATAGAAAAAATTTTAGCATTGGATACGCAGTTATTGAAAGTGTTTTTGATTGCGGGGACTTACCCGCAGAAGGCGCAGAAAGTTATTGCAGAGCAAAATTTATTAAAGAATTTCCTCACACTTTTCAGAAAAATGATAGATTTATGGGCGTAGATATTCCCGTTGTAAACTTTAATGAAGCGGTTGCAAGCTATCTCAATTGAGGTAGCTTTGACGCCCGGGCGGCCCACACTTGTTCAAACAACTTTCTTCAAAAAAATTTTAAAAAACTGTTGACATTCTAATCGGCTTTTGCTATAATCATAATTGTCAAGGGGAGGCGCCCAAAGGTGGAGTCTTCGAGAGAGAATAACTAGAGCGCGTAAAGCGTAGCAGGAAAACCTCGATTTTTAAAAAATTTTTTTAAAAACCTCTTGACACTAACTGAATAAGGTGCTATAATAAAATCATCAAAGAGATGGAGCAAAGCTCCCAACAAAGAAAGGTGGAATATCATTATGACAAAGAGAGAAATGTTCGCAGAGATCCGCAACGTAGTTATCGACAACGCAGAGATGGTTGCTTTCATCGACCATGAAATCGAACTTCTCAACCGCAAATCCACTTCCCCCAAGAAGCCGACAAAAACGCAGATGGAGAACGATGCCTTTAAAGCGGTGATCGTTGGCTACCTCACCGAAGTCGACGCTCCTAAAACCATCAAGGAACTTCAGACAGAGGTTACTGAACTCGATGGACTCACTAATCAGCGCATTACTCATATGCTGACAGATCTTTTCAAGAACGGGACTCTTATTAAAAAGTACGTTAAGAAAACTCCCTACTATTCCATCGCCGCATGAGCGGCAATCCTTTTGGGGCGGCTACCTTTGGTGGCTTGCCCCATGGGCGCCCGGGCGCCAACTTGCTCAAACAACTTTTTTCAAAAAAACACTTGACATTTGAATTCAATCTGTTATAATAGACTTATCAAAAGAAAGAGAGGTACATCAAATGACTATTAACTACCTTGGTACTCTGAAAGCTGACATTTGTTTTAACGATGGTATGACTTACCACGGCATGAATGATGACTATCATGTTTTACAAGAGTATATTGACAAAGCGGTTGGTCTCATGAATGAGTATAATTTTGACGCCGCTCTAATTGTAGATTGTGAAACCGATGATCTTGTTGTAGGGATAGGAAAATAATTATAATAATGATGATTTTTGGCACCCTCAATTCAGTTGAAGGTGCCTTGCGCCCGGGCGGCTTGTTAAAAAAATAATTTGCAGAAACCGCTTGACAACTTTTTTGGAATCTATTATAATAAACTTATCAAAAGAAAGGAGAAATGAAAATGATTGCAGTCTTAAGATGGGCAGATGGGTTTGGACATGATACTGATGTAAAAGCAATTTATCCTACTCTTGAACAGGCAAAACAGTATTTTTCAGAAGGTGACCGTTGGGTAGAATTTGATTATGGGCTTGTTGATTTTGATTGGTATGAAGCCAATGAATTTAGAGAAATAAAACATAAAAAAAAGAAAAAAAAGTCTTGATAAAATCAATAGTTGATGCTATACTATAATCAAGAAAGGGGAAATGAAAATGATTGGTTTAGAGGTATGGTCTAAAAAATATGGTTGGGGCAAAATCGTCGGAGAAAGTGATCATTATTTTATCGTAGAATACGATAATGCAAAATATCACGGTTTTGAAGAATATTCAAAGGGGGATTGATCTATGACAAAAGAACAGCTGATCATCCGCATTATGAAAGAGTGCGAACAGGACGGAGAGCCTGTTACAAGAGAAGAAGCTGAAGAAATGGCGGAGATGGAAATCAAAGCGGGTGCGCTCAAACATTATGAACAGTCTGATAAACCCCGCAAACCCGCAAAGAAAGAGCGGAAAGTGGATACTGATAAAAAGTATTTACTTGATCTTTTGATCGCCACAATCAACGCAGAAACTTGTATTAAAAATGTAAAAACTGAAACGGAATTTTCTTTTGAATTTGGAGACAATGAATACAGTGTAAAATTAATTAAGCATCGCCCGAAAAAAGCTGAAAAAGGGGATTGACAAATCCCCTTTGGACGCGCCCGGGCGCTCGTTAAAAACTTAACAAAGAAATTTTTAAAAAAACTCTTGACATTTGAAAAGCCATTTGTTATAATACAGTTACAAGGTAAGGGAATGGCAACAAAATCGAATAGGGTGGTTGAATGAGCCTAGCGCCATTTGATCATTTGAAAGACAGAAAGCACTTCAAAAAAATAAAAAAACTTATTGACAAATAAAAAATCTTATGTTATAATAAATACATAAGATAAAGAAAGGAAGTGCAAGACATCTGATGAGGTATAGGAAACAAGCGCCCTTTGGGGCATGGGGCGCAATGACATAAATGATTCTGAGGAATGTCCAAGCGGTGAGGGTGGGGACGCCCACCCAAGCCCGCGAAATAAAAAAAATAAAAAAAACTCTTGACAATCTTAAAAAAATATAGTATAATAAATACATAAGATAAAGAAAGGCGAAAGCCACACAAAAGAAAGGATGTGTCCATTATGACCAAGAGAGAAATGTTTGCTGAAATCCGTAACATCGTAGCTGACAACGCTGAAATGGTAGCTTTCATTGATCATGAAATCGAGCTTCTTAACCGTAAGTCGAGCGGTGAGCGCAAGCCGACCAAGACGCAGGTTGAGAACGAACAGTTCAAAGCCGCTATCCTTGCCACTCTTGAACATGCCGATCGTGCTATGACGATTAAAGAGCTTCAGACTGAATGTGCGGCAATCGCAGGACTCACCAATCAGCGTATCACTCACATGTTGACTGATCTCCGCAAGGACGGAAAGATCATGCGTGAGTACGTGAAGAAAGTTCCTTACTTCGCCATTGGCGCAGAAGAAGCTGACGAATGAGTCACAGGGTTTGCGGTCATCCCTTAAAACCGCAACAAGCGCTTGTCGCCTAAAGGTATGGCACACGACTTTTAATCGTGAAAATGCGGGTTCGATTCCCGCCAAGCGCATTTGATTTTCTTTTTTTCATTCCTCCTTTTTTGTTTTGGGGTTGCATTCTGTTATAAAGGGTGCAACCCCAATTTTTTGTGTAATTATACAAAAATCAGCGGCGCGCGACCGACCGGATCGCGCCGCAGCAGCCCATTATACCACATCCCGCACTTTTTGTCAATAGACAAACCGCACAAAGATTTCACCCTATAAATCCCGAAATTAGTGCATTATTCCCCCATTGACATTTTTAAAAAAATTTATTATAATATATTTACAAGGTAAGGGAAGTCAAAGAAGTCAACCACAAAAAAACTTTTAAAAAAGTAAAAAAAGTTCTTGACAAACCAAAAGCCTTGTGATATAATAAAAGAGTCAAGAGGATAGGGGTAAGCGGAAACCGACTCGAGCAACGGCAACACAAGCGAACTGAAAAATTTCAAAAAAAGAAATTTTCCTCTTGACAAACCAAAAGCCTTGCAGTATAATAAAGATGTAAGAAAGAAAAACAAACATCAAAAGAAAGAGGGTATGTATTATGACTAAAAGAGAAATGTACAATGAGATCCTTACTGTTGTTGCTGACAATGCTGAAATGGTGGAATTCATCAACCACGAAATTGAACTGCTGAACCGCAAGTCCTCTGCTGTTCGCAAGCCGACTAAAAATCAGCTTGAGAATGAAACCTTCAAGACTGAAATCGTGGACTATCTTAAGGATGCGGATGCGCCTAAAACCATTAAGGAACTTCAGACTGAAATGCCGTCCCTTGCGGGGCTGACTAATCAGCGCATTACTCACATGCTTACAGATCTTTTCAAGAGTGGCACTCTTAAAAAGAACTATGTGAAAAAGACTCCGTACTACTCCATTGCGTGAGATAGGGGCTTTGCCCCTTACTCACAACCAACGCCCCTAATCATAATTTAAAAATCCATTGATTAGGGGCGTCTAACGGCCCGGGCGATTTTTTCACAAAAGGGGTTGACAAATAAAAACATCCATGGTATAATTCAATTACCAAAAGAAAGAGAGGTGTGATTTATGATCTATAATTTTAATGGTAAATCTATCCGCATCCCCGATACGGAAATTGAAAAGAGTATGAAATTGCTCAAACTTTCCCACGATGAAGCTGTTCAGTTATGGCTTGAAGATGAAGGGTATCTTGAAAATGAAGTGGTAGAAGAGCTGACCGAAAAAGCCAAAATCAATAAAGTGGGGCATGATGCAAAAGCCGACAAACCTAGAAAAGCAGTAAAAAGAGAAAGAAAACCCGATGAAGAAAAAGAAAATCTGATAAAAATAATTGCGGATTGCCTGAAAAATACAGGATATTTTGTAGAAATTACCAACAAAAGCAAGATAATTGAGTTTAATGTTGGTGAAAATCACTATAAATTAGATTTAATTAAACAGCGGCCGCCAAAGAAATAGAATTTTTGACCAACTTTTTATTAAAAAACAATGAAAAGTTGGTCATTTTTTAAGGCGGCCGGGCGCTTTGACAGAAACTTAACAAAGAATTTTTTTAAAAAGTGTTGACAATCTTATAACCTCATGCTATAATCTAATCATCAAATGAAGAAAGGAAATAAAAAATGTCTTGGATAGATAAAATGAAGTCCGCTATGTTGAATATTCAAGCGGCCTGTATGGAAAATGGGGAATGGAATAATTGTTGTAAATGCCCCTTTAATCATTATTGCAATATTATTTGTGAACATGACGGACTTGATTCCACTCCTTATAATTGGAATCATGGAATCACACCCAAAGAAATAGAAACAATATTAGTATAAAAAAATTCTTGACAATCTAATAAAAGGGCGTTATAATAAATTTATCAAAAGAAAGGAATTCAAAAAATCATGAATGTATTAGTTATCGACACTGAAACCGCAAACTCTGTAGAACAGCCGCTTCCGTATGACGTGGGTTATGCTATTGTTGACACTGAAACAGGTGAGATTTTAACAGAAAAATCTTTCGTTGTCGCTGAAATCTTTCTTGATAAAGAACTTATGAAAAACGCTTACTTTGCTGAAAAGATTCCGATGTATTGGGATGATTTAAAAGCAGGCAAACGGATAATGAAATCAATTTGCAATATCCGCAAAGAAATTAAATCAGACATGAATCATTTTAATGTAACTAAGGTCGGTGCTTACAACATGGGTTTTGATAATAGGGCAACAAGAAACGACATTCGTTATTTAAGCGGTTCAATGATCAAATGGTTCTTCCCTTATGGCACTGAATTTTTCTGTATTTGGCACATGGCTTGTACAAGCGGTCTACTTAATTCAATAAATTATGTAAATTATGCGACAATTCATGGTTTTGTATCTGATGCGGGAAATATTCAGACAAGTGCGGAATGTGCTTATCGTTATCTGAAAAATGACCCTATTTTTGCAGAAAGTCACACAGGTCTTGAAGATGTTAAAATTGAGGTTGAAATCTTAATGAATTGTCTGAAAATGGCAAACGAAAATATGAAATGTAACCCCTATTCAGCTTGTTGGCGGAATGTTCAAAAAATTGCAAAACAAATTGACCTTGAAAACACTTTCGCACTTTAATGTGCGGAAGTGGCGCCCGGTCGCTTGTTAAAACAATAACAAAAAATTTTTTAAAAAACCGCTTGACATTTAGATTTAATCTGTTATAATAGACTTATCAAAAGAAAGGGGAATAAAAAAATGACAAATACCACTGTTGATCTTGTTACCCTTAGAATAAACTTTTTTAGACAGATGAATGATTTTATTAATAAGAATGGTGATAATCATGATTTAATCACATGGACTGATTGGATAATAAGGAATACAGCAACGACTATTGTTCAAGATGATGATCTTTGGTCTAGCCTGTGCGCACTTTTTGACTTTTTGGCGATTTGACTGAATAAAAAGGGAATAATAAAAATGTGGATTTGTTATACTATCAGAAAAGAAGATGATTTTAAACAGCTCAGTGTTATAACCACTAATTTACAAGAAATTTATGATTTTATAACTACCATAACAAAAATTGATTCTAAAAGTTATATCTTTGAAATTTTAAAAGAGGATTAAAAATGAAAAAGAAATTTTATTGTCCTGTAAATGGTTGGGATTGTCCTTATTGGAAAAATGATAGTACTTGTAAAATAGTTGATAAGGGCGGAGACCCCGTTAAAGAGTGTGATGATGCCGCATTCTTTTGGGATGAAGACGACGATTATTTTGTGGAAGAGGAAGAATAATTATGAAGAAATTTAAAATTAGTATTGAAAAATTTTTTGAAGAAGAAATTGAAGCCGCTACGGAAGAAGAAGCTATAGATAAAGCATGGGAGAAATGGGAAAAAGAAAAAGTTGAAATGTATATTTATGAGGTAGATTAATCTACCTCATTTTGCGCCCGGATCCTGCTTTAATGCGGTTTTAGCTGGATTAACTGGATTAATGAATAATTATGCGAATGGCCGGGCCGCTGGCACCCGGGCCGAGGCCGCGATCTCCCCTTCTAGTACCATATGGGCTTTTTTTCTGGAACCTTGGCCCATATGGCCGCGTCCCATGGATTCCCGAAATTCACACCGGGCTGCGGGACCTGCATCCTTTCTTATATGGCCGCGTCTCGTGGATTCTTAACTTGAAAATTTAAAAAATTTTTGTTATAATTAAAAAAAAGGCTGAGAGAATCCGCGCAGACTTGAAAACTTTAAAAATTTTTGGTATAATAAAATTGTAAAAAATAAAAAGGAGAAAAATTATGGATAATAAAAATACAGGTATGGATTTATACGAAGCACTAAAATCTGGACTCTCTGCGGACGAGCTCCAGAATCAGTTCATGACTGATCTGGCTGCCGCCAAGGCCCGTTATCAAAAGGAAGAAGATGAGAAAAAGGAAGCTGAAAAGCAGCAGCATGAAGAGGAACTCAATGATCTGCGCTCAATAGTCGCGGGAGATCTAGAAGAATACTTTGAAATGGTTTTTGGCAAAGAAAATTGTAAGAATTTAACCGCTGGAGAAATAGTACAGGAACTGAAAGATCTTGAGTCTAGTTGGGAAAAGAGTCTTAGTTGGATTAAAAGTTGGGACGATTTAGACAAAATTTGGAGTACAGTTCTTTCAAAAAACAAGAGTGAAACAAAAGAAGAGAAACCTAAAAAGAAAGTTGTTTTTGATACAAAATTTAAAACTGACGATGATATTATCAAAGAGTTCCTTGACAGTCTTAAATAATTGATGCGCGGATTCCAGGTAGAATTTAGATTCTACCTGGTTTACGAGAGCGGTCGCTTCTGGAATTGGATAGTGAATTTCATGGGACGCATCGCGCCACCCTCACTCGCAGTTTTTAACAGTTTTTAACAGTTTTTAACAGTTTTTAACAGTTTTTAACAGTTTTTAACAGTTTTTCATAATTTTTAACAATTTTTCATAATTTTAGCAATCTTTTTATATTTTTCATATTCTTCCCAACCGCCAATATTTTTTTATGATTTCTAGTGATTATTTTATAATTATTTATAATTTATAATAATTTATTATAATTATTCATAATTTCCTTGTAATTCTTTACAATTTTTAATAATTTCTTGCGTTTCCATCCGATTTTCATCAATTTTTTATAATTTTCATTAATATTTTAATATTTTCTAGTAACTCCATCCAATTTTTATATTTTTTCATAATTTTTCTTAGCTTCTTCGTATCTTTTTATAATTTTTTAATATTTTCTTCTCTTATAATAATTTTTATCAATTATTTCGTAACCTTTATTATTTTTTACATTCCTTACAAACTTACTTGCATATTTCTCTTACTTTTTATATATTTTCCATAAATCCATGCAAAAATCCATCCGCATCTCATTTTTTTATAAAAACAATAGCCTCCTTATCCGCAATCCCGCATTGCGGATATTTTTTATTCATATCAAAAACCAAAAGAACCAAATCCTTCCAACTCCAATCCAATCCTCCCTATTCCCCAACAGCCGCATCATAAATACCTACCTCTCCTCTCATTTATATACTCATCATTAATCTCATGCTTCTTAAAATACTTCTCCAAAATCCGCAAAAACGCAAATAAAATCACTAATACAATAAAAGACAAAATACCTATTAACAACAGATAAAAACCTAAAACACCTAATATACCTTTAAACATTTAATCTTTCCTTTCGTTTTTCATTTCATTTTTTCAAATGTTCCTCAATCATTTTTCAAAATTTTCATTTCATTTTTTCAATAGCTCCTAATGTGCGGCGGTTATCCCCAATTTTTTAATTTCATTTTCCCCTCATTTTACGACAATTTTATTCATTTTTTTAGATATTTATAATATTCGCCCTCACACACAACCATACCTTTTTCAACTTTTTATTTTCTTACGATTTTGCTTTCGATTTCCTAATCCATTATCGCGGCGGCTTTTCGTACTTGCTTTTATTCACCCACGTCTCGAGATTCGCTCGGTTTGGGAGGGCGAAGCCCTCCCAAATAAATACTCTTTAATTAATGCAACAATTTTGGAATTTTTGGTAAGGTATATTATATATTACTATACCTTACCAAAATTATTAAATCTGTTGCATTTGCCTATTTTTAATCTTTTATTACAACAAATTTATCATCAGTAAATGCATTTAATGAAAAAGCGGTCCCCTATCTTTTAGTAGGAGTTCCAACTCTCATAGTAGTAAGAACTTCTGCCCCCTATAATAATTTTCGAGCATCACGAATTTGTTTTTCACTTAAATCAATATACTCTTGTAAATTTTTATTAGTTAACGGATTTACACCTTTTTGTTCATTAATTCTATAAGCTTGCCATACTTTTAATAATTGAACAACCTTCATAGCTTGTTTATTATGCTTTTGAGCAATTTTTTGACATTCTCGTAACATATTAATCGTTAAAATTTGTTTTTTTTCAAAATCTCTTTTTATATAAATAACAATATAATTATCATCTTCTTGCCAAATTAATGGTGAATCTTCTTGAGCTATAAAATTATTTAAAACCTAATTTAATAATTCAATATTTTTTTTATTATGCGATAATCCAATATAATCAAGAAAATTTTGTCTAGTACCCCTAAATACCCCCTGCGGCGTTGCGGCAACTCCTATTAAAACAAAACAAGCTAAATCATCCATTTTTATAGATTCAATAGGAACATATAATTCATCTTTAACTTCTCTATACATAGTAACTGCGCGAGGCGAAGATACCTAATAAAATATTTTTCCATCAGGCCCCTAACATTTAAATAAATCCATTCCATATTTTTTTTGAATAGATTGTGCGGTTCTTTTAAAATTCCTTTGAATAGATACAACAGAATACCCATACATTTCACTTATTTCTTCAATTGTCATTCTCATTATTTATTTTGTTGCAATTGCAACAACTCCTTTCAAATAATATAAAAACTATTTGAAATTATTTATTCACTTCTGGCCCGCTTACCTACTTTAATATTTTTTACCCATATGAAATGCGGCGATCCGTGGTGTAATACCCGCTTAAACGAGTTCCCCGCTTTTATCTACTTCAAGATGAATTAATGAAAAATTTTCTGGAAGAGCTGCTATAGAAATACCTACTTCATTATTATTAAATTGTTTAATAATAGATGAAACGGAATCCATATCATATATTAAATTTCCTTCTTTATCAATAGGCACAACAAGAATTAATATATCATTTTCTTTTATCTTCAAAGTTTTAATATCCATTTTTTCACTCCGTACCGCTTAGATGAGCTCTCTGCAATCTTCTTCCTTTACTTTATAATTCAGATCAAGTTCTGGCAATTCAAATTCAATTAAATAATTCATGAAATCATAAAAATTAATATCATACTTATTTAATATATCTGTTAAATCTCGCTTATCCCATTCTTCTTTTGTAATTTTTGATTTTTTCATTCCAATTTTCTTCTCTCCTCACATTTCTACTTTTAATATCCACAAGTGATCCCATTGCCGCCCTAATATTAAAAATGCTTCTTCCACGCTCTCTTCTTCATTCTTTTCACTTCTGTTTCCAAATTTTTAATTCTATCAATAGCCGCAATATAATCCTAATAATTTAATGCACTTAACGTTGCCTTTACACAATCATTAAAATTAATCGTAGAACTCATCGTCCTCGTCTTCACTCTATTTTCCTTCATTTAATGTTTCATCATCCCAATTCTGTTTAAACATATTTTCAAGATCATCTACCGCTTTTTCTGTTGCGGTTTTCAGCGCTTTCTTGTAACCAGGAACCGTCTTCATAATATGTCGTCTTTCAGCTCTATTCATTTACAATCATCCTCTTCTTTTTCCTGAAGTTCATCTAATTTATAATAAATATTTTCATTAATTCTTTGAATTTCAGATAACATTTGATAACATTTTACAGTTTCAAGATGTATATCAACACCTAAACTTACATGATATGCAATATTTATTAAAACTACAAATATCAAAAGCATCAATACAAACATTAATCCTAATACTATACCTAATTCGTTCATGCGGCGTCCCCGTTTAAGAGATCTCTTCGACGGGTTTCTCTCCTTCCTCTTTCTTTGCTTCCTTGACGTCATGCAGCTCGGTTTCCGCAGCATCAATAATAATCATAGGTTCTTTTAAATAAACGTCTTTTTGTCTCATAAATTGCTGCCCGCGTTTCCATAATACACTACACATTCCATTTTCATCAATACAAACAACTTTCGCTTTGGCACAAAACCCCTATCCGCTATGATAGGGGCACTGTGTCATTTTACATTTTACTGTCATTTTTCTTCATCCTCAGAAAGATCTAATTTCTTAAGTTTATTCTTATCAATTAAGACCCCCCATTTAGAAACATCATTTTCATCTTTAAATTCAGCAATACCAATAGCCGCATCCACCATATTCACAAGCAGCTCCGCAGACTTTTCTTTTCCATCTCTTGGATAAATAACCGCAAGTGAATTATCCATAAGCGCCTTAGTGATATATTCTTTTTCTGTTGTCATATTTACATATAACTCCTTTTCTTTTATTTTCTTAACTATATTATATAATAATTTTTTCATTTTGTCAAAATTTACTCTCCTATCATTTCTCTTCTATTGATTTTTACAAAAAAATATTGTATAATATTTTTGTAAGATAAAAAAAGAAATAAGAAAGGGGTTGTTGTTATGCAGAGATATTCAACAGTCGATATGGCGGTAACTATGGTTTTTGAAAATTTTGAAGCTAATCATATTACCTATGACGAAAAATCTGTCGTCAATAGAGTCTACAGCTGGTATTCTCATTCTGATGTAACGGACCCCGAAATACTTGCGGCGTGTGCTTTGATGGGTAAGGACTGGTTCCCTGGCGCAGATTATGATTATATGCTTGCCGCCAGAAACTGGTGGTTCCCACAGAATCCTGAAGAAAACATTCCTATTTGGGAAATCGAAGCTGCGCAGCGTGATGCAATGTGGTGGTAAAAGGAGGGGTATAAAAATGGATTATTCTATTGATGAAGTTTGGCCTGTTAGGACAGATTTTGTTCCGAATGGTGGTATTGGGGTCAATTGGTCTGGCCCCATTGGATTTGGACAATTTATTCTCTATTGGCAGGACAATGAGTTACATGTTGATACTGAATATTTATCTACTAATGAAGATAGAAATTTTATCAAAACAATATTTAATTTACTTGCGGATAAAGTAATTGTTGACTGATAAAATTTTTATTTGGAAGATCGAAGCTGCACAGCGCGATGCGATATGGTGGTAAAAGGAATGTTGCGCTAAAGCGCAACTTCCTTTTTTTCAAGAGGAAAAAGAAATGAATACAGAGGAAGCAAGATATATAATTGATAAACTAAATAATTTTATTCCTGATTGTAATCAAGATTGTTATAATTGTGAATTTGGTGTTATGCGGTCTTATGGGGACTGTGACACTTGTCCTATTGGCTTAACTATAGATCTATTGTATACAAAATTTTTTCATGAAAAGGAGTGGGAGCAATTGAAAGGATGAGAAAAGAAGATTTAGTTTGGCATGAAGAAGATGAATCAATTGTAATGGAAGATCCAGATGGCTGGAAATTAATTTTTGTTATGAATCATTTTAAAGGCACTTTTTGGTATGAAATTAAAGCTCCTAATGATTATTATTTAAATGCTTTTTATGATAACGCTTTTGATGCAGTAGATGCTCTTAATAAAGCTAGAAAAAATTATATTTATTCCATCTAAATATCTTACAAATTTAAAGCTGCGGATCCGCAGCTTTATTTTTTTAAAAATTTATTATATAATATATATATAAGATAAAGAAAGAAAAGGTGATGAGTATGGAAAAAATCTTTGTAGCTGATTCTTATAAGGATATGCAGATTGTTTCTGAGCCTTTTGAAAATGAAAAAGGGCGTCTTTTCGTAAAGGTTAAAGGTACTTGTCCGCGGTGTGGTGGAAGTGGACATTATTCGTACAATCAGATGGATGGGACCCGTTGTTACGGCTGTAATGGCTCTGGTATTATTATCCAGAAAGTTCGCGCATACACTGAAAAAGAATATAACCGTATGCAGGCTGCAAATGAACGTGCTCGCGCCAAGAGAGAAGCAGAAAAAGAAGCTAAGGCACGCGATCTTGTTGAAAACGCTGCGCAGTATAAGCATGAAGTTGCATTGAAGCTTGGATTTGGTGAAGAAGAGAAAGCTTATCTTGTCTATGGTGATGATACTTTTGCCATTAAGGATGAGTTAAAAAAGCTCGGAGCCAGATTTGATCCGACTCTGAAATGGTTCTTCCCCAATGAAGTTGCGCTGCCTGATGGTTATAAGCTCTGCGAGATGAGTTTCGATGAGCTTTATGACTACAGCCCGCAGGCAAAATGGGCTACTTTTAAAGAAGATGCTAAGACTATTGTATCTCGCCGCATTGCAGAATTGAAAGGGCCTTCCACCTCTAAGTACTATCCTGGAGAAGAAAAAGAGCGTATCCGCAATATTACGGCAAAAGTTAGCAATATTCGCGGTTTTGAGGGAGCTTTTGGTTATACTAATGTTTGTACTTTTACTTCTGAAGATTATGTTTTTGTGTGGATGACTGCAAAATATGATCTTGGATTTGCAGTTGGGGACACTGTTGATTTAACTGGAACTATTAAAAAATTTGATGAATATATGGGAATCCGTAACACATATTTAACAAGATGTATTGTTAAAGTAGTGGGAGAATAAAAATGACATTTGATCATAAAAAAATTGATAAAATTTTGGAAAGTATTTTTCCTCTTCCTGAAGAATTTGGGTTAGTATGTTGTTTTTCAGATTCAAGTGAACCTATTAATAAAGAGCTTCTTATGGAAGCTCTTTTTGAAGTTGATCCAGAAGCATGTATCTATTTTGGAGCAACTAAATTAGTAATTTTATCTCCAAATATTCAAAATGTAGTTATAAAAATTCCATTTAATGGATCTTATTTTGAAGATGAAGATGGAAGCATTAATTGGTCCCCTTTCTATTGGGCACCAGGATCAGATAGAACTGACTACTGTTTAGCAGAATATGAAAAATATAATAGATTAAAAGCTTATAGATTGGATTGCTTTGTTGCAAAAACATTTTTATATAAAACAATAGATAATGTAAGAGTGTTTATACAAGAAAAAATCATCCCTTGTGATGATTGCTGTTCAGAAACAATTCCTTCTGAGCGGTCTAGGCAAATTGTTTCTAAATGGGTAGAAGAAGGAACAATAGCAGTTGACTCAGAATGGATAGCGCTTTGTTTGGATAAATACGGAAAATCTAAAGTAGAAAGATTTTTATGGTATTGTAATAATATAGATTTAGATATTCTTGCGGATGCTCATATGAGTAACATTGGTTACCGTTTAAATGGGACGCCCGCAATATTAGATTATGCAAATTTTTTAGATTAAAGGAGAAAAAATGACTGATAGAGAAGTGGCATGTGTTTATTATGTCTATGAAGGTGAATGTTTAAAGGGTAGAGAAGGAACTTTCAAAAAAGCATGTCAGATTTGTAAAAAATATAAACCTAAAAAGGGAGGTGCGGCAGCCCGCGGCAATCTCAAAAAACAGAAAATAGCTAAGATTAAAGAACGTGACATAGAAGATATGATGCGGGATTATTAATCTTCTATTGTTTTTTACAAAAATTTTTGTTATAATATTTATAGAAAGATAAAGGAGGAGTAAACAAATGAGTAGAAGCCCTTTTTTCTTCGTTGAGCGATTTGATCGTAATACTGGTAAATATGAAATGCAGCACCCAATCGTATGGAATTATGATCATACTAAACAGGAACCCGCAGAGCTGTTTCCGTATAATGGATGTCATGATCTTTTCTCTATTGTAGAAAATAATAGTTATGATGATCTTCCAGCGATGAGAGGTATTCATCAGGGTCTTCCTGAAAATGTAGCAAAAGAAATTAAAGAAAATTATGATCAGTGTTGTTATGAAACTGAATATGCGGGTGAAAAGCATCTTTACACTCCTACTGTACGTTGGTTTAGCTATGCAGATATGTATATTTATTGTCTTGAGCATCCAAAGGCAATAGATTATGAAGCTATGGACTATGAAGGAGAAAACACTGAAAAGATTTTTATGCCAACTCCTATGAAGAAACTTAAAGAAAGAGTAGATGCATTTCTTGAGGTTATGGATGGATGGGATTGGCGAGACGATTTTAGCCAGATTCGTATTGTCTATTGGATTGAATAAAAGGAGAAAAATCATGTTCAATGATGATTGTGTTTATAGAGAAACTTGGGTGGGGAATTTTTATGAACCGCCCGAGGCATGGTGCGGCCGCGGCTACGATCATGATTGCGAAGAGTGCCCGTTTTATTATTCAAAAGAAGATTACGAAGCTGATAAGGCAGATTTTGAATATGACAGATATAAAGACTCCTTTTGATTTTTTAAAAAAAATATAATATAATATATTTATAAGATAAAGAAAAAGAAAGGGGATATAAATGATGATTTGGTACTATGAATATAGACTTCTCTGGTGGAATGAAGTTGATCAGCTGGAAGAGACTCGTTGTGGAGTAGTTCCCGCAAAAAATTTCATGGAAGCAATGAAGCTTCTTGAAAAAGATTATGGGAAAGATGAAATTATTGAAATTCAGAGACTTAAGCCCATTTTAGAAGGTACTGTTTTTGATTTTAAAGAAGCTAATGAATCGGAAGATTGTAATTTCTCTGTTGACTGTTATTAATTTAGGAGAAAATATGATGAATATTTGGCAGACTTTTTATATGGCGGAAGCTGAAGGTTTATTGCCCACTAGAGCGGGTAAAATTAACGCTGTGATCAGAGACATCAAAAATTATCCCTGTGCTACTATTAATTTTGATGAATTTGAGAAAATTCTTGCTAATTATGATCTTTCATATTCAAAACTGACAGATCGTGAGATTCGATATATAAACGCGTGCATAAGCTAAAAATAGCAATCGCGCTTGAAAATTTTAAAAATTTTTGATATAATAAATTCATAAGATAAAGAAGAAAAAACAGCTTAAAAAGGAGAATTATTTATGGAAAATACGACAAAGAAAACTAAGACTATGCTCTTTGAGGAACTTCGTGAAATTGTTATTGATGTTGTTAAAGATGAAGAGAAGCAGAATGAATTGGTAGATTTTATTGATAAGCAGATTGAGCTTTTGGTCAAACGTAAGGCGGCAGCCGCGGATCGAGCCGCAAAGAAGAAGGAAGAGTCTGACGCTCTCACCGAGGAGATCCTTGGACTTATTGGAGAAGATCTGGTTACTGTTGATGAAATCGTTATTGCCATTAACCGCGAAGACGTTACTCGTAATAAGGTCACCGCTCGTCTTGGCAAGCTCTTTAAGAGTGGTGCTATTGTAAAGGAAACCGTAAAGGTTGACGGTAACAAGAGAATGGCATATAAGCTTGCGGATGCTGCTGACGCTGATACCGATGCTGAATAAATAAAATAACTTATCTAGTAAGTAAGGGAAGATTTCTCTTCCCTTACTTTTCGTGGAGGAAAAATATGTTTTGTTTGAATTATTATCCAAATCAAAAATATATTGAAGATGCGGATTAGTTAAGAATTAAATATAAGCCCGCCGATCGCACATTAGTAGATTTTCTTGAAGTTTATAAAAAGAAATCAATTGTCATTGATATAATTGATATTTTTACAGAATAGGATGCTAAATTATTTAGTGAACTTTGTAAAAAATATCCAAAAATTAAATTAATTGTTGATTTTTATGATAAAGAAACATTAAAATTAATTGAACAATATGAAATTCCGCATTTTTTTTCAAATCCAGTAACGTCAATAGATCAAATGCAAGGGCTAATTGCATACCATCCTACTGATATGTATATTTGTGAAGAATTGGGATTCTTTTTAGATAAAGTTAGTGAAATTTTGCATAAAAATCATATAAAAGTAAGAGTATATCCTAATATTTGTCAGTCTAGTTGGGCGGAAACCCCTAGTTTAAAAACTTTTTTTATTCGTCCTAATGATATATCAATTTATTCTACTTTTGTAGATGTATTTGAATTAGTGTCTGACAAAGAAAGACAGCAAGTAATTTTTAAAATTTATAAACAAGAAAAATGGATGGGATTAATTAATGAAATTATCCCTACTTTTAAACATGATTTAGATAACAAATATGTTTTAAGTAGCTTTGGAAGAATTCGTTCAAAATGCGGCAAGCGCTGTATGTATAAGCCAGGCAGCTGCAATATTTGTGAAAGATTTGCGGAATTAGGAAAAACATTAGAGAAAAGTCATATTATTATACGAAGCATGAAGAAGAAAAATTGATTTTTTTAAAATTTTATTATATAATATATGTATAATAAATAAAAGGAGAAAATCATATGGCGGCAAAAGGAAGTATTCTGAAAAAGGAAGTGTCTGAAAAGATTCTTAAGGCATTTCCAGGCAGCTTTTTATATAATGATGGTAAAGAAATCCGTATTAACGGGCTTGAGAATGGGGAGCGGCTGCAGATAAAAGTAACATTAACCGCAGCTAAAGTTGCGGTTGAAGGTGGTGAAGATGTGGCGCTGCCTGGTGAGGAAAATGCGGCAACCGCAGATGTAAAGCCCACAGGGACGAATGAACAGATTCCGCAGGAGCCATCCGCAGAAGAAAAAGAAAGATTGGCTATGTTGTTAAATCAGCTTGGGTTGTCATAAGGAGCTTATTATGGGAGTGCATCTCTATCAAATGACTAGTTGGGAATCTCCAACGAAAAAATGGTATGTTAATGATGTTAAAAACCTAAGTGGACGATCTAGTAGATGGTACACTCCAATGAGAATTCTTAATCTTTCTATTGATGAATATATTAATTTATTAATAAAATTTAATGCACAAGATTTTTTTTACTATAAACCTACTAACTATTTGCATTTTTCTTTTGCAAAAGAAAGAGATGCTAAAGCATTTTGTTCATATGTAAATAAGGCGGCGAAAGTAAAAAATTATTGCTGTGCATAAAAGTATGGAAATTGGGTAAGAGTTATCCGCGCGATGAATAGATACTCTGGTAGGCAATCCAGATTTGAGGTTCCCAATATAATCTGCTTAAATATATCTATCAAATTAAGGGAAACTTTAATTTGATAGATTTCTTAGGATCATTAGCTCAGTTGGTGAGAGCAGGGAGCTCATAACTCCAAGGTCATAGGTTCAAGTCCTATATGATCCATTCGGGGAAAGGAGATCTATTATGTATAAAATCTCTAATGAATATTTTTATAAACTTTATGATGCAGAATATGATGAAATCACAGATTATTTTTATTCAGAAGATGAAATTGTGAATTTTATTGCCAGATGGTTTCATGATGATTTCTGGGGTATAACTTACAATTCTTTTCTTGAGCAATGCACTTGTGATATTAAAGACCTGTTTAAACAGGGAGATTGCTATTATAGACGTTATATGTTTTATGACAACTATAATAGAATTATTAATGCTCGTGATTTTAAAGAAAAAGCATTTGATCTTTATAAAAAATGGAAAGCAGATGGGTCATCGCTTAAGAAATGTTATTGGGAAAATATTCATTGGAAGTATAGATATAAGTTTAAAATTCATAATAAGAAAAAATATGAATATTTAAGCAAAAGAAAAACTATGTTTGAATACAGAAAAGATCCTGTTCCTTTTGTTCATAAATGGCGCGGCGGCTCTTCTCACTCTGGACCAGGCACCGCAAGAATTATACGAATGTTTGCAAATCCAGATTATAAAGAATTTAATAGAGGAAGCAGACATGGAATACCTCATTGGTGGGATGATCGTTCAAGATGCGTTCAAAGATCGTGGAAAGAGCAATCAAAAGCAAAACATCAATGGGAGAGAAAATAATTTTTTGGACAATGTTATCTAAGTAATCTTATTTATTTTTAAATAAAAATAGACCTCTAAAAGAGATTTTTTCATTGATTTTTTTAAAAAATTTTGTTATAATATATACATAATAAAAAAGAAATTTCAAGAGGTTATAATTGTTCTCGTAAGGGTCGAGCTAAGCGCCGCTCCTTGCGAGGATGATCAAGAAATTTGAAATTTTAAAAAATTTATGATATAATATTTATATAAAGATAAAGACAACAGAACAGCAAAACAAAGTAAATAAGGAAAATATGCTTTTTGATGAAAAAAGCTCCAAAAGTATCGAAGTTTAGTGGTTTTAATTTGGTAGGTCACCATATTGGTTTTAGAAAAGGAACTTGTTGTCTTGTTTTTATAAAACAATAAAAGGAATTTTTAGAGATTTTATCCTAAAATTAACAAAAAAAATCTTAGAGAAGATGCGCATCTTCTTGGCTCCATTAGGCGCGCTAGAAATGGAGTTTTGGCAAATCGTCTAAAGGAGAAGACGCTCCCGTGAAAAGGAGAAATAAAGGTTCGAATCCTTTTTTGTCAATTTGGTTTAGGATGTTCCGCCTGAACCATCATAAGTGTATTTATTGTATTGAGTTGATTTATCTCAGCCAATATAAATCTGAGCTGTCGAGGATACAGTCGTTCGTCCGATTGAGAGTTATAATACGGTCTGGCACATAGTCTATAAGCCATAATCTATAGATACCTTTACCTCGGGATAGGAAAAGAGGTTCTTTCATCCAAGAGATATGTTGGAGTAAGGTGATGTAGACACCTGAACAAGGTTGAAGCTGTGGCAAGCATCTACATTAATGCCAGATAGCTCAGTTGGTGGTAGCGTCGGTCTGTTAAACCGAAGGTCGAGAGTTCAAGCCTCTCTCTGGCAGTTTGGTGAGGGTATCCCGCCTGAGCCATTATAAGTGTGTTTGTCAGATAAGACATTAAAATCACCGTTAGTATGGATTAGGGTTAAACTACCACTGACATAACCAAATATTCAGGACTTTGATTGTTTCTATTCAGCCCGCCTGGAGGCGTATGGTATGTGGCTTTTGTGACAAACGGTATATAAGGAGACAAAGTAAACCCATTTATATCAGTACTCATCACGCTTGTAATGCGTACCAGGATAAGCCAATTTTCCTCCAGTTTGGTAGAGTTCGTCGCGGAGGTAAACCTAAACTACCAGATTAAAAATCATTTATTGATTTTTAATAAAATTTTTGTTATAATATATATAACAAAAGTGATAAACAACATCTTTAAGGAGGCGTTGCTATGGAAAACACCAGAGTAGTTATTTATATGGTAACTTATAAAGATGATTTCAACAAAAAGCATATAACTTTTGTAAGAAGCTATTCAGAAGTTAAGTTCCTTGAAGATCGTTTTGGAGTCGTTTATTTTGAGCGGCTGGATAGAGATAATGAATTTGCATTTTGATATATAATATATAGCAATGGTAACTGATTTTAATAGTGTACATAAACAATCAGAGAGTCCACCACACGTGCGGCGGTCGGAAGCGAGAGACCATAGCAGACTACCTAGGAGCTGGAGTCATGACCAGTGGAATTTAGGCTATAGTGAGTAGGGAGCCTAAGAAATGGACAAAGCTATATTCATATAAATCTTATTTTGACCACAGATTAAAGCATTGTGACTTTAATAGAACACAGGATAAGGAAGCGCTGGGCCTGAGGATAAGAGCTGTTGAAACTCTCGGCTATACATCTACTTGTAAAAATAGTGGGATTGATAAACGATAGACTGAATTTATCAATGGATTGAAAGCAAGATGTGGTCAACAAGGTGGGACAGGCAGAGAGAGAACATTTACCCACATTATACCTTGTGAGCTGTATAGGTTGATAAAGTTACGACTATATCAAAAAACTCTCTATCCGACAAGATATAAAACTGCCGTTTACATTGCTCATGTGAAACTTGATTGAGAAGAGAGCGGTCGGGACAGAGACCTTAAACCTGTTCCCATCGCCCGATGGTGGAGCGGTCTAACATAACTGACTCTAAATCAGTGGATCCTGGGTTCGAATCCCAGTCGGGTGATTTGACCGACGAGGTCACTAAGAACTGGTTCTACCGCTTGGACTTCGCGGCGGTATAGAAAAAATCAGAAGTAGGAAGACAACTCTCTTTATGGAAAATCTCATGGAAGATAAATCTTTGTAGAATTTATCAGGAGATGCATGAAATTGTCAACTCTCCATTAGCTTGATGAAATTTTTAGAAATGGAGGTACAGTCCATTGTGCTAATATAAGCCAACAAGCTAGTGATGGTTTTAAGGGTTTATCCGATAAAAATCCTTATTTTTGATTTTTTTAAAAAAATATTATATAATATATTTATAAAGGTTAGGAAATAAAAAATATGAAGAAACATAGTAATATGTTTTATTTCCTAGATAAGAAGTTATGATTTGACGGAAGACCAATAGTTTTACTTCTTATTTTCCCTTAACAAAAAACTACTTAGGTTTGTTCTTTGGTTAATGCTCCTTTCGGATTAAAATAAAAAGCATTATTATGCGGGGTAGAGAAGTGGTTATCTCATCTCCCTCATAAGGAGAAAATCGTGGGTTCAAATCCCACCCGCCGCAATTTCGTCGATAGGCAAGCATTAAAAGCCGAGAAGAAAATAAAGTTCATATAATGGAACACTGTGAGGACTAACTCACAATCTATCCGATATGAAGCGCGAGGATGAGATAATTAAAAGTTGTGGAATCCATTTGAAATGCGTGTGATTGAGTAAATGCTGGGTTGAAACCGATTTATGACTGCACACTCGACGAAGTCTATTAAAATATATCACGCACAAAAATATATTTTAATAAAAGTTTCTTTTCTACTTTTGTTCTTAAAACAAAGAGAGTGACTTAGATATTCAAGAAGAATATCTCCGTGCTTGCGGTGATAGCGGTCGTTAATGAGTTCATGTCCTTAATGAACGATTCCTCTGCGAGTGTGTAAAAAAGACAAGAGGTAAAAGCTGTCAAACTACTATACTCGTGAGTAGTTATGTGCGGGAGCCATGGTACTGTATAGTGTAAAATCATAACATACTGATTAAATTCAGAGAACCAATGTAATGTACTGGTGCAGTGGACATGTAGCCGCGTATATAGATCGCAAAAAGATCTATCGTTGGTCTGGCAACGTAAAAACTTTGCACACACTTTACGAAATAGTTGATTTCGCATGAAAGTGGAATGCTTTCAATTGGGTGGCAAGCACCTAAACAAACCAGATGTTGCCCTTATCCGCTAATGGTAGGCGAAGTGACTTGTAATCACTCAATCCCCGTTCAAGTCGGGGTGGGGGCTTAAAGATACATACAGCAATTTCGGAGGATAAAAATTATTTAGGCTAAAATAATTAAAAAGGTTCAAACCCTTTGAATGTATCTTGTTTTTATTTGGGTCGTTATACCGTAAGTAGTAGCGGGGCGCACTGGTCTGGATAGGTGATTTGAAAATGAGTAAAATTAACCGTAAATAGTTGGGAAGATTAGGATTAAGTATGGCTATTAATTATTTTACAATTAATAAATATACTATTTCCATTCCAATGAATGACACTCAATGGTATGATTTGGTGATTGAAAAAGATAATAAATTTTATACTGTTCAATGTAAAGCTACTGCTACTGAAGATAAAACTATTAGCTTAAGATCAAGTGGCGGAACAAAAGGTACAGAATATGATAATATTTTCAATCATCTTGAGCTTGATTATTTATTTTGTGTGGATAACGAATTAAATATGTGGAATATTCCAGTAAAAGATATTATTGAAGCTGGTAATAGGAAACAAATTACTTTACGTTTTGAACCAACAAAAAATAATCAAGGATTTCAAACTTTTCAATATCGAGTTCAATTCTCGAACCAGGAATAAATGCGTTGTCAATTGACTCGGGTGGTGCAACTCCATCACGGCCCACGAAGCGAGGACTAAGTAAGAGATCGCTTATAAGGATTTGATCACCCATCTCTTTCTTCGAGAATGAAACCCAGGAAAACCGCGAAGCATCTCGTTAATCACTGCGGCGGTACGCGTGTAATTGTAGTGTAATGGTAGCATATAACTTTTCCAAAGTTATGGTGAGGGTTCAAATCCCTTCAGTTACTTAAATAAATAAAGACCATTCCAGCCAATCACATACGACAGTTGGAATAGAAAGGTCGGCTAACACCTGATGGAGTAGATTTAGTGGACGAGGAAATTTTGTAACTCTATTACTCAACTAAAAACCTCGTTATGGTCTTGTAAAAATATAAATAAGTCACATACAGCAATTTTACTCGGTCCTTCCGAGAGTAGCCAAACGGTTAAGGCATCTATCTGAAAAATAGACATTTCTGGTTCGAATCCAGACTTAAAAATGTGACTTGAATTTGCGGCTGTGGCGCAATTGACTTATAATTAATAGATTAAGGATTTGAGACGCTTGGAGAGTTTCATAAGAGGTCATAGCTCAATTGGGAGAGCACATCCTTTGCAAGGATGAGGCCGAGAGTTCGATTCTCTCTGACTCCATTTTCTGGTTGCATCTTTATTAGTTTTGACACAACCATTAATAAATTATGACATTAAACTAATTATATTCCGTGTACACAATGGAAGATCCTCAGGTTTGGTAGTTTCAGCGAGCAGAGATGGAAACTACCTATAGGCTCGATTAATTCAGCTGGGAGAATGCGATTCTTACAAAGTCGAAGTCGTTGGTTCAAGTCCAACATCGAGTATTATTTGCGGCTGTGGCGAAACAGGTAGGCGCAAGGGACTTAAAATCCCTCGGTAGAGATACCATGCGGGTTCAAATCCCGCCAGCCGCATTATCCTAAGTTGACATATAGTAACCTAGGTATGGTAATATTTGAAATAGTATTATCTAGTCAACAGGCGTGAGTTAACCACGATAAGTAAACAGTCTCTGCCAGAGAGATGATAATGGTGGATTGGAAAGTAGTGAAGCTAATAGCTATAAGTAGAATATCCTCATCTGGCTTTTTTAATGATATTATTTTATTTTTACATGTAAAAAGGAGATAAATAAATGAATAACGTAAGACTTAAACTTGCGCCGCCTTGGATTACTTATATGAACTAGATTCAGGCACTTTTTGACGGAGACCCGCAAATTGCTTGTAATATTAATTGGAGTGCTTCTGAACCTTCAATTACTCTTGCAACAAATAATGGAGATAAAGCAACTGCTCTTGCAATTCTTCTTCCGCCAACAAAAATGTTTGGCAATGTTATATTAACAATTAATATCGACGGTCCATTTAGTAATAGAGCTTTTACATCTGCAAAAGAATTATTTGAAGTTGCTTTTGAAAAGAATCCTGCATTTGCATATTGTGTGGCTCCAGCTCAAGAGGGATATCAGTGGATTGATTTTACATATGTTGTATTTAAAAATTGCGTGGTTCAGTTCTTCAATGATAATTTAAATGATCCTCATGGAGTTGTTAGTACCCTTTATCAGGACATTGCCGCAGAAGTTTTTAAAGATATGCATTATACAGGTGGTTGTGTTTGCTATTGTACAGATGTAGAACGTAAGTTAGGGAAGCCACTTGGAGAATGGCCCTAAGTCTTAATTAAATATAAAAATGTAATGGATTGAATTAATTAATAAATTCAATTCATTTTTTAATATAAAAATAAGGAAGGAAAAATGATGGGAATTAATATAATTACTGCCAATTTTAGTAATGGCGGAAGATAGTCCATCACAAGAAAATTATATCAATATGATTATGGACAAATAATTAATATAAAAGGTTTAAATTTACCTTCTACTTTTGAAGTTCATATTTCTAATGATAATAAAGCTAATACTTGATTTTTTAAAAAAATTTTGATATAATATATTTATAAGATAAAGGGACAAACAGCAATATTTTACAGAATGATTTAATTAAAATTTTTGAAGTTTAATTAATATATATATTAAAACATTATAGAGTCCCTTGTTAACGAGATAGTAGTGTAATGGTAGCACACTTCATTTGGGATGAAGAGGAGGCGTTCGAGTCGCACTATTTCGATTAAAGACACATTCAGCAAAATGCTATATCGCAAGATATTGTGGGTTCGAATCCCATCATTTCTTTGATAGAAATGTCGATCAATTGGAAGATCAATGCATAACTATGTGTCTTGTTTTATATAGCCCAGTCGCCAAGTGGTAAGGCACAGGACTTTGACTCCTGCATTTTCGCTGGTTCGAATCCAGCCTGGGCTGGTCATAATAAAAAAGGAGTGATGATTATGACTATAAAACTTTAGTAGCAAAAAGGAATTCAAATTAAAAATTCTGGTCAATGCACAAATTTTGGTAGTTTGTAGATAGTTGATAACAAACTATATACAATAAAAACTAAACGTAACAATCGAGTCTCCGCAATTTCTGTTTATTAGAATTATACCAAAACAAAACATATAACTCATAAATATAAAGACTGTTTACTACATGGAAATGATATGGCTTATTACAATAATTAGTTATATATTGCTCCATGTAGTAATTTTTGTGGTTTAATATCTACATAGACTTGGGAATTTACTAGACTCGATTGTAATTTACATATTAATGCAATAGCACATTATAAGAATAATAAGTTTTTTGTTTTATGTGAAGCGGGTGCCACATATAAGATTGCTATCGTACAGCGCGAAGGCTCAAGATTAATTGAATTAAATAGCTGGACTGTGAATAATACAAAAGCTAATCAAGGATATACAATATCTCAAGGTATGGCCTATAATTCAAATAGCAAATCAATTTATGTGGTTTTCACAAATCAAGATTATCAATCAAATGTAATATTAAAAAGCGGCATATACGCAACAGAACCTGATGTTATTTATTTAAGTAAAAAAGCTACCGCAGGTAAATATGAGCTTGAAGGTATTACCTTTAAAAAAGATGGTACAATGCTTTTAGGATCTAATCTTCCATCTGGAAAAGACTCGATATTTATTTCTACGGTCACCCGCCATTATAATCTAAAAGATTCAAAAGATATATAATGGAGGTTTAAATATGAATCTATTAATATTATTAGCATGCTTCTTTATTATATTCCCCATTCATCTTAACTATTGTTATAATTAGAATGTTAAAAATTATTAGCATATAATCAATGATGAAGTAAGTCTGCCAAGAGAAATAAGCATAGCAGAATTTCAATATCAAGGAATGATAGATTGGGGCGGCTGGACTTGGACATATTATACTCTAAGTATGTTTCCTGGCTAGACTTCAACTCCTGTTGAAGGTAGACATGTTAATTCAGATGGTTTTGTATGCGATGCGGATGGATATATAATTTTAGCATCGGTTGATTTACCGCCATATACGGTGGTTGAAACACCTTTTGGGTATCGCGGGAAGGTATATGACACCGGCTGCCCGCATGGAATATTGGATGTATACAGTGATTGGTAAGGAGAATAATATGAATATTCTTTATGAAGCAGATGATGGAACTATTTTTGATAATGAATATGATTGTCTTTTTTATGAAGAAAAAAAGGAACATTTAAATTTAGAAAATGTTCTTATCTACACAAAAGATAATATAACATTAGGATTTGATTTAGATGATCTCTTAAACGAAAAATATTATAATTATAGTGAAAAAGTCATTCTTCATGATGAAAAAGAATTTAAAGATTTCATTTGGTTAGCTGAGTATTGCGGCTGGTGTGAATGGTATGATTTTATTACTTCTCCTGGTATTTGGGTCAGATATGAAGAAAATGGTAATGGTCGTTGGAAAAAAGTAGATAAATTGACTTTATAAAAAATTTTTGTTATAATATATTTATAATAAATAAATAATATATGGGTGGCGGAAAAGGTAGACGCAGCAATGTAGGTAGTAACAGTAAATAATGATACTGTGAGGAAATCGTAAAGACGAGGATGGATTGCTAATGTGTTCCGAACAGAACCTAATTGAATTAGCATATAAGGTGCAAATCCTTATCCCATATATATTTAAAAAAGGAGACTCATATAATGTGGTATGTAATTCATGCTTTTGAAGAAAAATATGGTGGATATCATGGGATAGAAGATTGGGCTATCAGTACAGGGACAGAAGAAGAAGCCATTGAAGAAGCAAGAGAACTTTCTTTAGATGTTATGAATTTTTATAGCTTTATTATTGATGAATTAGAAAATGATGTTGAAGCTTTTACGGATGAAAATATGAGCGAAGATGATATTGAAGAACTTCGTTATGATATTTATAATGAAAATGTTGCTTATGAAATTTGGAAAATAAAGTCTAATATTATAAAAGAGTATGATATAGATACTCTTGAAAAATGGCTTTATGACGATCCTGAAGGTTTTATTGAAAAATATTGTAATGACGAATTACTTTGACAAAAGTAAAGGAGATAAAAGGATATGAATACTTTTCTTAATCAGATGATTAAAAATGATAATCTTACTTACACAGAAAATGGCGGCGTGACCAGAAAAACGACCGAGTCTAAAGTACTTGATATGTTTGCGGTTGGCGGCGCATATCGGCAGAGATCAGATGAAGATGTTATACTGTTGTTTAAAAATGCTTTTGAAGAAAATCCAGATCTTGCTATGAAATGCCTGTTCTATCTCAGAGATGTACGCGGAGGGCAGGGAGAGCGGCGATTCTTTAGAGTCGCATTTCGCTGGTTATGCAGAAATTATCCAACGATTGCTATTAAGAATCTTAACAATGTAAGCGAGTATGGTCGTTGGGATGATCTTATTTATTCGACGGAGGGGACTGGTGCCGAATCCGCAGCCTTTAATATTATTAAACATCAGCTTGCTCTTGATCTTGAATGTAAAACACCTTCACTATTAGCTAAATGGATGCCTTCACAGAATGCGTCTAATTCTGAAACTAAGCGACTTGGTCGCAAACTCGCTAAATATCTTGGGATGACGAGTCGTAATTATCGTAAGACTCTTTCTATTTTACGTGAACGCATCAATGTTCTTGAACGTCTTATGAGCGCAGGTGAGTGGGATAAAATCGAATTTGATAAAATTCCTTCTAGGGCTGGTATTATATATCGAAACGCCTTTGCTCGCCGCGACATCTTAGCTAAGAAATATGAAGAATTTGCAAAGAATAAAGATACAAAAGTAAATGCAGAAGTTCTTTATCCGCATGATGTTGCTCATAAAGCTTTTCGAATGAATAATCATTTGGTTTCTATTGATGATCCTACACGATTAATGCTTCAGAAATATTGGGATAATTTGAAAGATTTTTACAATGGTAGAAAAGAGAATGGTATTGCAATAATTGATGTGTCTGGTTCTATGACGGGAACTCCAATGGAAGCCGCAGTTTCTATGGGCGCATATATTGCAGACAAATCACACGGACCTTTTGCTAATCATTTTATTACCTTTTCTGAAAGACCTGAGTTAGTAAAATTTGAAGGCGTTGATATTGTTGACAAATTCCATCGTTGTGAAAGTGCAAATTGGGGTATGAATACTAATTTGCAGGCAGTATTTGATATGTTACTTAAAACTGCAAAAAATAGACATGTCAAAGTTGAAGATATGCCTAGTAGAATTTATATTTTCAGTGATATGGAATTTGATGGCTGCGTAACTTTTGATACCCATCAGAAGCGTAATACATGGGGTTGGAGTTACGGAAAGACAGTTGATTCTATTGATGAAGTTAATTCTGATCTTGAAAAAATTAAGAAACAGTGGAAAGCTGAAGGTTATGATTTACCACAGGTAATCTTCTGGAATCTTAATGCTAGACATAATAATATTCCAGCCATTGGTGAAGGATTTAGTTATGTCAGCGGTTTTTCGCCAGTCATGATTGAAACTATTTTGAGCGGCAAGGACGGATATGATCTCATGTTAGAGAAGCTGATGTCTGACCGTTACAAAGCGGTGATCGCATGATTTAAGAGGGTATGCGTTATGCATACCCTCTTTTTTGGCTTAACTTGGATAATTGATTTATAAAAATTTTAATAATAATTGTAAGAGAAATCTTTTATCTAAGGAGGAATGTGTATGATAGAATTGCTCTAGCGCTATTCCTTATCTGAAATATTAATTTTTACTATTTTTTTAGTTTTAGCTTTAAAAAGTTTTATTACTTTTTTAGAGTGGGCTTATGAACAAATAAAAAAAATTTTCAATTATGAACATACTAAATTAAATAGTAAGGAAGAATTAAGACAAGAATTACAAGAATAGAATTAGACAATAGCTATTTTAAAGAATAATCAATAGGCAACTGATAAAATTCTTCAAAATTTATCAGCAAAAATTGATATGTTAATAGATTCAGATAAGGATGACATAAAATCATATATCACAAGAGAGCATCATTATTTTTGTTATCAAGTTGGCTGGATTGATGATTTCAGTCTTAATTGTCTTGAAAGACGCTACCAACATTATGAAGATGAAGGCGGCAATTCATTTATAGCTGGTTTTATGAATGAATTAAGAGCTTTACCAAAACAACCGCCGCAATAGAATAAAGTAATTTATTGTAATTAATTAATATAAAAGAGATAAAAGGAGAATAAAATATGAGTATCGTCTCTAATTTATATCCACCTATAATACCTGATGTTATACCTGCATTTATTAGATCAGTAACGTGTAAAATACATTTTTCTCTTTCATCTTTTAATCAAATAAAAGATATTAAAAATGTTCAGGTAACTTTAATTAATCAGAAGACAAATGCTTCTGCTTTTAAAACTAATTTATATCCATCTGGTATTAAAATTACAACTATTAAATAGGATTAGTCGGTTTTAGATAACTATAAATATTATATTTAGATTGCTCCTTCTGATTTAGTAAATGGTGTATTTTAGTTAAATCAATTTTATAAAGTTCAATTAAGATTTACATCTACAGAAGCAGCAGATCCGCCATCTACAGGAACAAAATTAAATACTTGGTTATCTGATAATAAAGATTATTTTTCAGAATGGTCTATTGTATGTTTAATTAAAGGAATTGAACAGCCACGTATCTCTATTTAGAATTTTGATTTAGGTGGAGTAACAATTTTATAGGCTCCTTTAACAGAAATTGTAGGTAAAATGTATTATAATAACAATGTTAAAGAGCAAGAATATTTAAGAAGTTATAATATAAAAATATATCAAGATATTATATCTAATAATAATTTAATATTTACAAGTAATTAGATTTATACAAACAGTTATAATCCAAATGAAATTAATTGTGAAATAAAATATGACTTATTAAATGATATAAACTATATTTTAGTTTTAAACTATACTACAAAAAATTTATATACTGATACAATAAGTTTTAATTTTAAAATTAATTTTCAAAGAAGTTTCTTATTAGATGCTATAACTTCATTTGAGGCAGATGAAGACAATGGAAGAATTAAAATTAGCGTTGCTTTTCATAATTCAATATATACTGATAAAGATTTAATAATAAGAAGATCTTCTTCTAGAAATAATTTTACTCAATGGGAAACTATAAAAACTATTCCACATGCTGCAACCCCTCAATCTGGCTTCATATGGTATGATACTTCAATTGAAAGTGGAGTGTGGTATAAATATAGAATTCAATAGACAGGCGGAATTGGGAAGTTAGTTGATAGTGATTAGCCTATTATGTGTGTTTTTGAAGATATGTTTTTAACAAATGGATCAAAACAATTAAAGATTCAATTTAATCCTATCGTATCTAATTTAAGATATAATGTAATGGAATCTCAACAAGTTACTTTAGGCTCTCAGTTCCCTTACATTAAAAGAAATGGGAATAATTTTTATAGAACTTTTTCAATAGGTGGCTTAATTACTTCTTTAATAGACAATGCTGATTGGTATAATCCAAATTATTATGATAACAATTTCCATTCAGCTATTGTTGCAGAACCATTTACATCAAAATTTGAATTATATAAAAATTCTAAATCTTTATATGATAATTATAATGAAAATAATAATATTAATATATATCAAGATTATATTTATGAAAGAGAATTTAGACAATAGGTTGAAAATTTTCTTTATAAATATGATGCAAAATTATTTCGTTCTTTAACTTAGGGAAATATATTAGTTAAATTAATGGACATTAATTTACAACCTATGAATGAATTAGGACGACGGTTATATTCATTTAGCGCGACTGCGGTAGAAATTAATGAGCCTACTATTGATAATTATAAAAAATATAATATTGTCAATAATTATTTTCATGAATATGGTAAAGGTAGTTTTACTGCAAGCTTTGAAGCATTTGATTCTATTTTTAATAAAATTTATAATCGAATTTCTTCATCTACTAATAAAAATTTAATAAATATATTAAAAATAGATGTTAAACCTTCAACAGATAGAGCCATTTTTTAGATTCAAAAACTAGATGATAAAGAAGCGTCATCTCGTTCGATTCTTACAGCAAATAAAGTATTATCATTACAAGGCGTTAATGAATATATTAAAGATTGTTATTTTTGCGGTAAACATTAGGCCATAGTAAAAACATATGCAGATGGTTATTATGAAGATTTTCCTAAGTCCCCAAGAACAAATACTCTTTATAGAATGATTATTAATAGAACCAATGCTGTACATGATTATGTAGATTATAATAATTAGTCAAGACTATTAACAGTAACAGAATAGGGAGTATTACTTGAACCTACTATTGATTATTCTTTATTAACCAAAGAAGATTATAATGTATATATTTATAGAGGTGGGAAATGGTATTTAGTGGATGTAGATGCTAATGAAGTAGGCGTTCCAGTTTCAGCTACTATTACTTATCAATACGAAATAATTAAAGGAGGGTGATTTATTTTGGTATATAATTTTCCATATTTAAAAAACCCTGCTTTTTTAAAAAGATTTGATGAAAATAAATTAAAAGAACAATTTGTAAAAATCATTGTTTTATCTTTTGATGAAAAGCCAATAGCTGAAATACAAGGTAAAGTTAATGGCGGCAATATTGCATTAGATGGATCTTCTTCTATGCGACGAACAGCAAATATTAATTTAATAGCAGATGAGTATGAGAATGATTTTGTTGATATTAAACGTTTGCTTTCAATTAATAAAAAAATTGAAATGTTAATTGGTTTTAATAATAATTCAGGAGAATATAATGATTATCCTATTATATGGTTCCCGCAAGGAATTTATGTTATTATTAATTTAAATATTTCTCATGGATCTGGTGGAGTTAATATTGCTTTAACATTACATGATAAAATGGCATTATTAAATGGAGAATGCGGAGGCACCTTGCCTGCCGCCGTTATTTTTAGTGAAATAGAAGATGTTAATGAGAATGGAGTAAAAGTAATTTCTCAACCAACTATTTACCAAATTATTCAAGAAATAGTTAATCATTTTGGCGGAGAGCAACTTGGAAAAATTATTATTAGTGATATAGATAATCAAATAAAAAAAGTAATGAAATGGACTGGGTCGGTTCCTTTATATTTATATTCTGAATTGCAAGAAGATGGAACAATGTATCATAGTTTTAGTACTGATTATAGTTAGTTATCTGCAAAACAAACTCAAAATGGAACAATTACACAATTTTCTTATGGAGAAGATGTCGGTTATATTTATACTGATTTTGTTTATCCAACAGAATTAATCGGAAAAGCAGGAGATACTATTACTACTATATTAGATCAAATAAAAAATATTCTTGGTAATTATGAATATTTTTACGATATAGATGGAAATTTTAGATTTCAATAGATAAAGAATTACTTAAATACTTCTTATTCTACTTTTTTAATTAATGAAATGAATGAGGACAATTATTTAGTTGATTATTCTGGAGGTAAGTCAGTATATACTTTTGAAGATGCCAATATCATTCAATCATATTCAAATTCACCGCAATATCAAAAAATAAAAAATGATTTTGTAGTTTGGGGAAAACGAAAATCTATAGAAGGTCTTGAAATTCCTATTAGATATCATCTTGCTATTGATACTCAACCAGAAATAGGTAATCAATATAATGTATTTTTTTATAAAGATCCAGATGATGGAATTGTAAAAGCAAAAAAACCATACTAGTTTGCTGGACGTAATTTATTCCCTCAAACTGGTTAGCCAGGCGGTTATTATTATGCAACAAATACTGGTATTATATATGAATGGTCTGTAGATACTAAAACTTATAAACAAACTTCTTATTAGATAAAATCAATTACCGCGACAGATTATAGGACAGAATTATATTTATCAGGTGTAATTAGTGAACCTTTTGGATTAGATAGTAATTATTATTTTACTGAACTAAAAAATGAATGGCCTAAAGTATATGATATTCAAAATGGTCAATTTTTTAAAGATGCAGTTTCTCATCCTAATGATATTGATTTCTTTTTAGATTTTATAGATACATCAAGCAATTTATCAGAATTTAATGTTCAAAATATTGGTCGTAGAACAACAACTATTGTTGATGATTCTATTAATTGTGTTTTTATGCCTAATAATCCAGATATTGTTATTATTGAGGCAGGATCTGAAAATGCAAATACTTTACAGACTCAGTGTCAAAATAAACAACAAGATTATGCTCAAGTTCGTTCAGAAGTATATTCAATGTTAGCCAATGGCGGAATGTTAAAATCTGCTTATGATGAAATAAAAAAAGAATTATATCAATATACAAATTATAATGAACAAATTTCTTTAACAATGATTCCTATTTATTATTTAGAACCAAATATAAGAATTACAGTACAAGATGAAAAAAGTGGTATATATGGAGATTATATGATTAAATCAATTTCTTTACCTTTAGATACAAATAGTACAATGAATTTATCTTGTACTAGAGTTTTAGAAAGAAATACATCAAATGAAATTAGAAAATTAACATCAATTACTGCGGTATTTAATGCCAATAATCATATAATTTATACAACTGATAATTTAAATACTCTTAAACAATATCTTACTGTTACTGCTCACTATGATGATAATTCAACTGCTATTGTTACATTATATCAATTAAATGGGAAACTTACAAAAGGGAAAAATACTATAACAATATCATATCAAAATAAAACTACTACATTTACAATTGCAAATGTTATTGATTTTTATGATATTTGGAATTGGTCTTTTTCAACAAATGGTTTTACAAAACTTACAGCAAATGTTGATATAGTATCTAATGCATTAACTGGAGCATATATTAGTTTAATTGAAACAAGACCAAATGCAGCACGATATAGAAGAACTATAAGTATTTTAAATGGTATTCTTTCATATACAGATTATGTTTCGCATACTTTAACCGAATATTATCCAATCCCAGTTCCAAAAACTGCAAATAAAATTACTGTTTCTATAACTCCAAATAATCAATATTCATTTATTAATTTATTAAAATATAATTATGAATCAAATAAATATACTAAAGCGGATGATTATAATAATATTCAAGGGTGGGTTCAAGGAGACAATATAAAAACATTTACTGCATCTGATAATTTATTTGTAAATGTTAATTTTAAATATGATAGCGCAGGGAATTCTTATCCTATTGAACCATCAAATATTATTATTAAATTTGAAAAAGTATAAAAAAAAATATAGCCCCCTTAATAAAATATTTATATTTTATTAAGGGGGCTATTTTTATTTTTATAATATTACTATTGTATATTTTCCTAAGGAAAAATAATTGGAATATTTGTTTCTGTATAAATTCTATTAGTACCTTCTGGATCAATTGCCTCTTCATAGATTTCACCATCTCTTTGAATACACATATTTTGATCAGAATAAGTTCTATATAAATTTATTCCATCTTCGCGCATTCTAAAAAATTCTGTAATAATCATATGCAACTCCTTTTTTAAATACAAAAACCAAAAACCACTCCAACGTTATTATTATTTTGATTAGAAGTATAACCACTACCATAATAATAAGTCACTACATTAGCACTTGAAGAGTAACTAACTGATCTTAACCAATAAGCAATTCCATAATCAGAATCCATAACTCCGTTCAAATGTTTATAACGACTTGTTGATCTATTAGCCATATTATAACTAGGTCCAATTTGTTCATATGTTGTAGCATTACTAAATACTTCGTGATCAGATAATAACCAAATAGTTTCTGTAGTAGTTAAACCATCTTTAATTACCGTTCCCTAATAAACAGAAGATGTTTTATTTACAGGAACAATTGCATTCTTAATATTATTTGGCATTTTTGGGTATATAGTATTCATTAAATATTTTTTTATATCTGAATCATTATAATTTTTTACATATCCAGTATTTTGAAATTTTTGAGTTACAAAAGGATCAAGTAGTACCCAAGTCATTCTAGCAGTTCCAGACCCATCTGTTTTTATATCCATTCCTTTCCCAACTAATTCAAAATATACATTACCAAATGACCCTAAATTCATTATTTTTATATCACCAATATTATAATCTGTCATATAATTATCATTATTAATAATAGTATCCCAATCATCTGAAATTGTGCTGTAATCAGTTAATGGATAATCATTAATATCTGCAATAAGAAAATTACTCCAATTGGTAGCAGATTTATAAGACTTAACTAAATTAGTAGGCACATAAATTGCTCCTTGTTTTCTCCAAATCGGAGTATAAGAAAAGGCTGATGTAGATGACAATGTACTTACTTCTGGCCCATTAATTATTATATTTTTTAATTTATAATTACAATAAAAAGCACTATCTCTAATAGTTTTTTTCTATGTACTAGATAAATTTACTAATTGAAGATGACTATTATATCCAAATGCTGCTGTATTAATTGCCCTAATTTTAGGTAATTCAATAGATTTTAAATTACAGTTATAAAAACCATAATTGTTAATAGTCTAAACTTTAGGTAATTCAATAGATGTTAATTTTGAACATTCTCGACAAGCATAATTTCCTACTCTAATTAGATTTGGAAAATAAAGTGATGTTAATGCAGTATTATAATATAAAGCATGATTTCCAAGTACAACAATTTCATCATCTTCTAACTAAGTTAAAGTGCGATTTATTAAACTATCTATAGTAACTTGATCCCCTAAAGAATCTCTTGTATTTGCCATATTTCTCCTTCCTATTTATTAATTAAACTACCTTTTTAATAATAAAAAGGTAGTTTAATTAAAATTAAATTAAAGACAAAAACCAAAAACAACTCCACCGATACTACTACTAGAACTATAAGTATGAGTTCCAGTGGTACTACTACATGAAAAACGACCATTTGAATTATAAGTTGTTCTTGTCCACCACCAATCAAGATCATTAGAAAATGTATATTTAATTCTACTTGCATCAGAATTAAATAATGATGAATATATAGGACCTTCAGATTCAATATATGATGAATTAGTTAATCCTATTTCTCGAAGAGAAGGAATCCAAATTGTATCTTCTATAGTTAAAGTTGTATCATTTGGAACTTTAGTGCGATAAGTTTTATCAACTACTTTTATATTGTTTTGAATTACTTCAGGTAATAATGGCAATACAACAGTTCTTAACCAAGTTCTAATTTCAGTGCCAGCCCATCCATTATTACTAGAACCAGATGTATTCATTGCATGTCTTGTATAAATATCTCTGGTTATCCAAGTCATTTTTGCTTTAGAACTATGATCTCGTGAAAGAATGTCTGTATTCTTAGCTACTAATTGCATATAAACTTGTACATTTCCAACATTTAAAAGCTTAGTACCACCAATAGGATAATTAAGATAATTAGTTCCAGCTACAATAGTATCCCAATCATCTAAAATTGTGCTATAATCAGTTAATGGATAATCATTAATATCTGCAATAATATAACGACCCCAATAAGCATTTGATTTATAGGTCTAAACTAAATTTGTAGGTACATAAATAGCACCTCTCCGATTTTCAATTAGAGTTCCTGTTAATGATAAATATGAACTATTTAATGAAGTATTTCTAATAATTAAATGTTCAAGTTTTCGTTTATTCTAAAGTGAATTACTAACTGTCACATTGAAAGGACTTGCTAAATCAAGAACTTTTAAATTAGGAACGGCTTCTAAAGCCTATGTAGTAATAGAAGTAACAGGAGCAATTATAGTAGTTAAATTTGGTGAATTATAAAATGAATAAGCTGGAAGTTTAGTTTGTTCTGAGGATTCATATGTTTTAATAGTACGACTTAAATATTGAAGAGTTAATGCTCTATTATCTTCAAATTGTGCAACATAGGTTGTATTAGTTTGAATAGGTGCTAACTATGGACTCCATCCAATAAATTTAAAATCAGTAGAATTACCCTGTATTGAAACTGGGGGCTTTCCACCGTATACAGGTACAGTTTCTTGATCAAGTTTATAACTATATAACGTTTTTTGACTTTCAGTGTCACTATCAACTGCTGCTAACACAAATGTTGCAGTATATTCAGGAATATATTTAGCATTAATAATTGTATCACCAGTAATACCTGTATTAACATTATAATCCCATCTAATTGCAGTTCTGCCATATTCATCTTTTGGCATTGAAGTTCCCCAATTAGGTTTAGTTCCATAACGAACATTTGTATCAGTTCTAAGAACTGTTCCATTACTCATCCAAGTTATAGTATAAGCCTTAGTAGCTCTACTATATGCAGCATAAACAATTCTATCACTTGTTACATTTAATCTTACATGAATATCATTTGTTGAAGCATCTTGTGTAGTATTCCAACCTACAGCAGTAAATACATATTGAGCAGTTTCTTCTCTTGCAGGCACTTCAGGCGCTTCTTCTTGCGGTACTCCATTTCTACATAAAATAGTTTTAAGAGTAGTATCTCCATTCCAAGTCTTATAAGTAAGTGTAGTTATAATCTAATCTGCTACAATATTTATATAAGGATATTTTGTATTAAATTCATCTATCAAAGCTTGAGTTGTACTAGTCGTGGTAATTGTACCACTAACTTGAGCTATATCTGTATTATTACCAGATTCATCCAATCCTCTCATAGAATTTAATAAAGTAAAAATACTACTTAAATCATCTGTTTCCCAATTAATGTTAATTAAACGAACTCTGGCTCCCATTGGTACAGCTCTCAAAATAGCTAACGTATCAATACTAGAAACTAAGTTCTCCAATCTTAATGTAGAAATATTATTATATCCAGCAACAGATAAATCAGTTAAAGCTTTTTGATTTATAAGTGTCAGATTAGTAATGGTTGCGGGTAAATGAAGGACTCTTAATGTACCACCATTTGGAAGTGTAACAGCTGTAATTTTAGTTCCTTCAAAATATACCTATTCAATAACAGAACATTTAGAAATATCAACAGTCTGTTGTGAATGTCCTTCCATCGTAGTGTCACCAAGTCCACTACAATTTCGTATATCAATTTTTTTAAGCAATACATTTGAACCAAAACTAACTTGATATAAATTAGTATTATCATATGAACTAGAAGCATCACCAATTTTTACTTCTTGTAAATTAATAGCACCACTAAAATCTGCAAGGCCAATTTTAAGTGGAGATAAATCTCCAATCTTTGCAATTTGAGGAGCAGAGAATATATAAATTTCTGTATCATTAAATGTAGGTATTTCTGCTGGACAAACTAAAGTGGTTGGCTGCCAATGCATGCCACGTTCACTAACAGTATGAGAACCATAACGTACAGTCGGATAGATATCAAAATAAGGTGTTACAGTAATATTGCCTTTAGAATATGCTCTTAACTGAATTGGTGTAATTAATGCATCACCCGCATGCCATTTACTATCCATGTATCTAAATCTATTACTTAACCACCATTTTCTTTGCTGTTCTTTTGAACCTTGAAGCATTGGAAGATAAGTAGATGTCGCTTTTTTCCCAGGATCTGGATTAATAAGAGGATCAAGATATTTAAATTGTGAATCTTCAATCCATATTGCTTCTGGCCATTTGCTTTGATGATCTTCAAATCTTTGTTCAATTGTATTATATGATAAAATGTTACCAGTTCTTAAAGTTTGATACATTCTTGCGATTTCTGTTGAATAAGAATCACGAAGATTTTCCCAGAGTACAGATCCTTTTCCAGTATAAATCTGTCCTGGATCAATATCTTCAAGATTATAGCCATAAACAAGTGTACCTTCATTATTAGTTCCGATAGCGGTATCCATATCATATGGTTGAGCCGTGGCTTTACGTAAAGCTTTTCTTCCTGCTACTGTAACAGGAGATCCATTAAAACCAATAAAAAGGTTTTTAGCGCGGCTATCTACTAATAAGAACAATTCTGTAAAAATATAATAAAAAATAAAGCTATCTAATTCTGCATAAGTTGGGAATTCATTTTTAAACTTTGCAAGACGATATTCAGCTGTATCTTTAGTGTATTTAACTCCATTATATGTGACTGGAGAACTAAGTGTCTGATTCGTCGCATTTTCTCTCCATGTAGAATATACAAAGCTTTGGAATTCTTGTATTGTACTGTAATCAACCCATTCATCAGATGGGAATCTTGCTTCATAATCAAAACGCCAAGCTTCTTTTGTCTCACCGGTATCTGGATCAGTTCGCATTTCTTCATTAAAATAGTCACTTTGGAATAACATTAATGAAGATACATTATTTTGGAATTCCCAAGATTCCATTTTTGCAATATCTTCATTTTCTGAATCTGGATTATAACCATAAGGAGCCGGTGCTCTTTTTGGGAAATTAAAATTATATTTTCCAAGGAATTTTACTTCATTAGTAACTAAATCATTCCAAAATACAACAATTGGGAATCCAAATATACCCCAACGAACTTTTGGATCTTCTTCCATTTCTGGTGTTTTATATGGGCAAGCATCATTATAAAGTTTTACAAGTTCAACATTATTAGCGCCTTCAGAAGAAGCAACATCAGCTTTTAAAACAAAACGATTAAACGGAAGAACACTTGGATCAAGTGTATAATTCTTTGAATGTTCGCTTCCAATTTCAAATCCATTTTTGAATTGCATGTCATAATTTTTTCTTGCATATGGTGCAGAAGATGTACCTTGTACATTAATTTGGCAGCCAGTAAATGTAAAACTTTGAGATGGATACATTGGATTAACATATTGTCCAGAAATAATCTTTTTATCTCCCTTAAATTGTGGCAATTCTTCTGCATTTAAAATAAAATATGGAAGATCACCAGGAAGATTAGTAGTAACAATTTTTCCGTATTCATCATAAACTTGATTTCGTGTATAGCGTTCAAGCATTAAACTTCCATTTTGTGTATCTGCAATCCAGTTATCCAATACCTGTTGATGAGTAAGACTATTATCATATACTCTAATATTATAAATATCTATTGCACAATCATTTGAACCAATAGTAATATCAACAGGTTGATCTTGTTGGAAATCATTATCATCTGGATATTGTACAACACCAGAAGGAATACCATTAATATAAACCATTAAAAATCTATTTTCAGAAGATTTTTGAGCTACAAAAGTAAGTCGAATATGTTCATCTTCTTTATATTGAGTACTAATAGTAGATTGCTCTGAAACAAGTCTAGCTCTTTGTGAAGTTAAGGTCAAACCACGGCCACCGCTAAAACATGATAAAATTATTGTATTATAATTAATAATATTTCTTGTAGCAAATTCAATTTCAATTGTTTTACCAGCTCGTCTAAAGTCAGCGCCAAATAATTTATATGGTATTGTTACTCTAGCATCTCCAGAAACTCTTAAACAAACAATACCTTCTGAATCTGTTTGCCATCCATCTGAAACCCAATTAAAATTAGTAAATGTTGCATCAATATCATGATATTTCCATATTGCAGGATTAAGTTCTCGATTACTTCTTCCTTTTGAAGTAAGATATAAAACTAAATCTTCAGTCTATGCAGCTACATTAATATTTAATTTTATAATATTAATATTAATTATTTTAACTGCGCTACCACTTTGAATTTTAATTTCTAAGGGCCCATCAACTTCTGCTCTATATGTATAAGATTGCTCTGTTCTATCTACAATTTGAGTAGATAACAATTCATTATTTGCATATATACTAACTTCAGAAGTTAAATTATTTGGATTATATACTGTATATGGAATAACAATTGAAGTATATTGTTGCTATGAAGTCTTATTATAAGGACTCGTAATAATCACAGTATTACTACCTGTAGCACTTGAAATAAACTCATAATATAATTCATTTGAACTAACTACTTCATTATTAATTTCAGATTCAAAATAAACTTTTAAAGAATGGCTTCCTGTACTTTGTGCGGGAATAACATAAGTAATTTGTCTTCCAGACACAGAAGTCTGTTGAGTAGTTAATTGTCTTCCATCTAAAACAAAATGAACAGTTTTAGGAACTGCCCCAACAGGTGTATATGGAAATGGAATCGTATCTGTATAAACAACAGAACTATCAAATGTAGAACTAATAGATAAAACTACTACTGTTACATTAAAATTAATAGTTCTAGAATTATTATAAACATCTGATATTCTTACTTTTACAATATTAGAACCTGCAGATACATAACTTCCAATATCTATTGTTACATCTCCTTGTCGAATGCCCTGAGTTGATTTTAAAATTCCATTAATTGAAATTTGTGCAGTACCATCCCCAGTAGGCATCTTATCTTCTATAGAACTCCAATTAATAACAATTGGACAAGAAGCACCTGAGGCAATTGTTCTTGATAACCATCCAGTATTATTAACGACGGTAAGTGTGGCATTATTAGTATCTCCGCCTCCGCCGCCACCGCCTCCTCCGCCACCACCAATACCAGTGATTTGGAAGAGTATTTCTCCATTATGTACAAAATAAGCGACTCCATTTTCAACATATCCATCATTAACAAAATCTTCAAGGGCAAGATTAACGGAGTCAACTGTAGAGTTAATATTTTCTACATTATTTGCAACAGTCTGAATTTCGGAACTTAATGCTTCAGCTTGATTAGTGGTATCTGCAGAAAGAGTACTAAGAGATGAAGAAAGTGAACCAACTGTACCATTAGTAGTTGCTAAATTATTAGTTAAAGTTTGAATCTAACCATTTACTGTCTAAAATTGAGTGGCAGTTTGCGTACTTAATGTTTGTAATTTTGTCTAAGTCTATTCACTCAATGTATCTAACTAATCTGAAAATGTACTATTTAATGCTTCTAATTGACTTTGAGTCTAATTACTCAATGTTTGCATTCGATTATAAATATCACTATTTAATGTCTATAAAGAACTCTAAGTTTTTTCACTCAATGTTTGCATTTGCGTTGTAAGTTGAGTATTTAATGTTTGCATTTGTGTTTGAGTTTCAGAACTTAAAGTTGATAATGCTTCCTAAGTATCATCACTTAAAGTTTGCATTTGCTCTGTGAGCTAAGTATTTAATGCTTGTATTTGATTTTGAGTTTGAGTGGTTAATGTTTGAATTCTATTTCCAGTTGCTTCAGCTTCTGCAGCAGCACCAGATACTGTTAAACTAGTATCTATAACAACTGAACCTGCCGAATTAATATTTTGATCCATCCATTTTTTTACATCAATACTAATTTGACGATCTACATAATTTCCTAATTGTGTATAATCAACTTTATTATTGAGTAATTGCTTAATCTGTTGCTGGATAGTTCCTGACATCAAATCAACATTACCGAGGACATCAACTAAAGTATGAGTATTGTCCCATACAATATTCTATACAAAAACACTAATAGGAATTTCATTAGACAATGTTCCATCATCGTGCTTAATTTTTATGGCAGTTAATTTATCCATAAATATTTTCTCTGTCCTTTCTTTTTATTTTTATAATTAATTATTTATTGCAATAAAACATGTTCAACAAATATTTTTCCAACATTTAATGAATTTGTCGTTACTCCAGTTATATAATCATCTAAATCCCAAACAGTCTCTTTATCATCAATTGTCCATACCTCAATAGGCATATCTTGCGCAGATAATGCTTCTATCATCTACTAAGTTACCTTATCATAACGAACATCATAAAATACTTTATTAGTAGATGTTTTTAAATTATTACAAATAACTAAATCCTAGGTATAATTAGCTTGAGCGCCTTTTAAAAATCCTAATCGCGCTTTGCTATCTAATTCTTTTATTGCTTGAAGATAATCTGCGTTAAATGATATATAAGTACTGTTTTCTTTCATCCCATGTCTTTGAACCATATCTACAATTTGCTTAATTTGAGCATTTGTATATGCTCCATTATCTTTTAATTCTATATAAGGTTTTAATCCTAATAACTTACATATTGTTAAAAAATCATTCAAAGTAGGAATCTATACTCCTGTATATTTAGCATCTTTCCAAGATCCAAAATCATATGTTTTTACTTGATCATATGTCATTTTAGATAATGTACCAGTACCATTAGATGTTCTATCAATTGTTGCATCATGAAGTAATACAGGTATATTATCAGAAGTAAAAGAAACATCTGTTTCTACATAAGTATATCCATGACGTTTTGACTATACGTAGGCGGGAAGAGTATTTTCTGGAGCGAGGTTGGAAAAACCTCGATGATTAATACTTTTTATACTAGTATCATAATTAAAAGTTTGATCTAACTGAATACCATTTTTAGAATATACGCCCATTTATATTTATGCTCCTTCTTCCTAAAAATCTTTATTATATATACGAACAGCTGATATAGTCATATTATAACATTGATCGCCACTATTTTGTGAATAAGTTGGTCCGCCACCAAAACTAATAATTGTAGAATTCTTATTAAAATAAATATCTGACATCGTAGCGATAAGTTCTCCATCTACATAAAGTTTCCTAGTAAACCCATCCTAACAATATTTAATTCTTACTGTCTTATTATTAAAGAAATTTATTTGATCAGGATTATATAAATTTCCCCAACCATTAGCAGACCATCCTCGATATCCAGCTTCAGTATGTTCAGCATCTGTATAACCATATGAAGACCATCCATATCCAGAACGGAATACTAAAGCACCAGCTCCAACAGCATTTGATGCTTCACTGTTTTGATTCATTAACAATCTACAATGTTTTTTAGTATTACCTACAAAATTAAACTGTGATATAACAAATTCAATTGTTTTTCCAACCATATTAATAGATCCAAGACACAACCTTTGAGTTGATGCATTAAATACTACTCCTTCACTTGTCCTAGCTGGCGGCTATACACCATCTGCTGCAGACACTTCTGCCTTAACATAATTAATTTTATCAAATAATGATGTTTTAAAATTCCAATCATATAATAAATTATTTTTATTTTTACACATAACCTAAAAAGGTGTTGATGTTTTCTCCTGATATGTAACTATAACCCTAGCTAATCCACTTTCAGCTATTGATGCTGAAATTGAATAATTTTCTGTAATTTCTTTCTAAGAGCCATCTGTATATTTAGCTATAACAGTAAGATATTTTTTTATCTATTCAAGAACAGCTGATTGAGGTGCTGTATACTAAACATATCCAGATTCTGGCGCTTCAAATATAGTTATAATATATTGAACTTTTGGAGTAATAGCTTCCCTAATAGCATTTATATAAGTCTGGCCAGAAGGATCAGATGAATCCCAAACTAAATGATCTAAAGCATTTAAAAAAGCAGTTCTTACTGTTTCATTAAATCCATTAGCTGCAGCATCTCCATTTGATAAGCCTATATTTTTTCTTATCTGTTCTTTCTATTCATTTGTAAAATTTTGTGAATTTTTACTAACATAAGATTTTCCTAACTCAGTACTAATATTAGAACAAGTTTGTTCAACTTTATTTATTGCAGCTTTAATGCCACCAGAAGTAACTGGATTTGTTGAACCAGACGCAGGAGTCTTATCAAATGTTAATATATTTTGTTTATTTGTTTCTAATGTACTAATATTATTATTTAATATTGTAAAATTATCTCCAACGATCTTAGCATCCGCGGCGTCTCCTTCGATAGATAAAGAATCATCTATTTGCACATTAATTTTTTCATCAATTTGTGCTTGTAAATTTCCTTTTGTAAGATCTACATTTCCAAGAACATCTACTAATGAATGAGTATTATCCCAATTTATATTAGTAGCAAGAACACTTAAAGGTATTTTCTCCGAATATGTCCCATTTTCAAGTTTAATCCGTATGGAAGTCATTTTATCCATAAATATTCTTCCTTTCTCCACAAGTTACTAAAATGCGGTAATTAATAACATATCTCTTCTGTAAACAATAATATTATTTTTGAATATTTATTTAATTACCGCATTTATTATTAATAATAGTTTATTTTATTTCTTTTAATCTGAATCACTAAACAGGAATAATAACAATTTGCCCATTCTCATTTTTCTACAGTGTTCCAACTACCTAACCGCCTTCTGCATTAAGGACAACCCATCCATCAATTTTACCAGGACTAAGTGTCGTAGAAGATCTACCACCATCATATCTACAATATTCAAGTTTTCCATCTTTATCAACATCATAAAGAACTGTTTCTCCTTTAGCAGTAATATGCCCAGAAGTCCAAACTACAACTCCTTTGGCTTCAAGTCTTGTAATTCGAACTTCAAATTCTGCAAGTTTTGCCATTACATCAATCTGAACACTTTCTTTTGCATTTTCACCAGCTAAATTTAAAAGCTCAGCTCTTTCTTCTGCAGTAATTTTTCCTGATGCATAAACAGTTTCAATTCTCTATTCCATATCTGAAACAACATAATTTCCATTAAAAATTATGCTTTTATATAATTCATATATACTCATTAAATGCTCCTTTTTTCACCATATTATAAAATTATTAATTATATTAAATCATTAATAATTTTATAAATAAAAATATATTTATTTAAAAAGAGAAATAATTTATTTCTCATATTTTTCTATATTCATATATTACCCAATTTAATAAAAATTTTATTTGTAATATAAATAATCTAATCTCCATAAGTAGAGATCAAATCCGCAACTAATTCTTCTTGTTCAATAGAAAGATCAACATTATAAGAGAACATCGCGGCGTGGGTGATTTCGTGACAAAGCACCTTCTTTAATAAACTACCATATAGCGTCTCATTTATATAAATAGTTCTAGTTAAATTATCACAAGCACCTATGGAGTACTCTCCAGACATCCTCCGCAAAAGAGGAAAATCTGGAGAGACAAAAGCCAGTTTCCAATAAACATTGTTTAGAAACATTGTTATTTAGTTTTAAACGATCTTATTAGCCAACGTTGTCATCTTCTGATGTAACGTTGCCCTTTCTTCTGGAGACGCATCCTTAATCATTTCAGTAATATCACTAGATAATTCTTGTAAGTAAGCCTCTAATTCTTTTAATTGAGAATTAGTATCTTTATGCATTTCCTTACCTTCCATATACATGCGGCGGCGCATTGGGCTTCTACCCTACCGCGGATCACGCATCATATCTCTTGGCATTTGCGGCTGTTGACCTATTAAATTAGGCTGTTGCAATGTACCAATATTTGGATTATTGTAATTTGCCATAAAATTACTACCTCCGAGAGACGTCTTTAATAACTAACTTATACGCGTATATGAGAATAATATTAAATTATCCTTACTCTATATTTCAAAATTTATTGTAATAAATTATAAATCCTTGACCAATAATTTGACTTGATATTTTTAAAAATTTTTGTTATAATGGCCTCGAAAAGGAGATGAAAATTATGAAAATATTATCAATAGATGCTTCAACTCATTCAACTGGATATGCAATAGGATAGAATGGTAAGCTTAAAAAGCATGGTTGCATAACTGCCGCATCAAAAGATACAGTTAAAAGAATAATAAAAATGCGGGAATAGATATCTAAGCTGATTAAAGAAAATAAAATAGATAAAATTATTATATAGTAGGTTAGACCAGAATATAATTCACACACTAATAAAATATTAATGTGGTTGCAAGGTGCAATTATCATCGCCGCGCATGAAGCTAATCCTTCTATTGAGTAGGAATATATTAATGCTGTAACGTGGCGGGCAGCGCTTAAAATAAAACAGGGACCAGGTATAAAAAGAGACCCGCTTAAAATGCAAGACATTAAATATGTATAGGATAAATATAATATAAAAGTAAATGATGATTAGGCAGATGCTATTTGTATATTTGATGCCTATTGGGAAAAATTTGACAATTAGATTAATTGGGAGTGATAAAAAAGATGAAACAATTTTCTAAAGAAACTAAAGAAATTATTGAAGCTCATAAAAATGATTTTAATAATCGTAATTATGAAAAAAAATTAAAATAGTTTGGTGGATATAAAAAATATATCAAGTCGCTTGGTGGCGTTTTTAAAAAATATGCAGATGGAAATGCTCATGTTACTACTATTGAAGAATTTCAATAGGTAAGTGAATATGTCTGGGGGCTAATGTCAATTTATGGATTTGATTATAATAATGGAATTTCATATTACAGATGGGGCGGCGGCAATCCATTCTACATAAATGGGGCTAGGGGAAAATGTAACTCTGGCCGCATTGATAAATTATGTAAAGAAAAAGATAAAACAACATGTTGCAACTTTGGTATAAATAGTTTCTTATATAAAGCAGGATTGTTACCTAAAGGGAAAATTAAAAGTTGTTTAACATATGTTAAAATTGGCGGTGAAACAATTAAACGTAAAAAAGACTTACAAGTTGGAGATATTATTCATTTCTTTACTAATTAGATTGATAAAAATAATCCCGCAACTTGGAGAGGATGGCATCATGTTGTAATTGTTGGTTAGATTACTGATGATGATATTATTGTATATGATGCAGGGAGTAAATTTATTAAAAGTGGAAAATATAAACATTCTTTAAATGAATATAAAAATGAAAAAGGTTGGATTGGTAAAAGATTCTGGACTTTAAAATAAAAATAAAGGCTAATTATAATATTTATAATTAGCCTTTATTTTTTAAAAAATATTTTTAATCTTCTTCTTCATCTTCTTTATCTTTTTTCTGTTGTTCAGCTGCCTATTTTATTTTTTTCTCATTAAGATATCCAATATAAAAGTTTTCTACATTATGAAAAATATCTTTTAAAATATAATAAGTTGCCGCAACAGGTAATTCACTTTCGTTTATAAGATTTGTAAGTTTTATCTTCAAATCATCACATACTAAATTAAAATCTTTATCCATATATTTTTCTCCTATATATTAAGAATAATCATAATCAGACCAAGAATTATAAGAAGGACATAAAAAAGTTATTGTCGTATAAGTTCGATGTAATTTTTGTACTACATTAACAGAACCATTGCCATAAGCTACAGCCACTTTTTCTGCTGTAATTCCAGTTAAAACATTAATAGCTTGCCAAGAAACATAACTGCCTCCATAATATAAATAATTAATAGTAGCTCCAGAAGCATTTATATTACTAAATGTTCCGCCACTTGCATTTATATTACTAAATGTTCCGCCGCTTGCATAAATATTACTAAATGTTCCTCCAGTCGCACTAATATTAGTAAACGTTCCTCCAGTAGAAGATATAGTCCCATAAGCAGTAATATTATTAAAATTGCCACCATTTGCAGTAATACTTGTAAATGTCCCACCAGATGCAGTAATATTAGTAAATGTCCCACCATTAGAAGATAGTGTACCAGAAACTGTCGCCCCAGAACATTTCAATACTCCACCTGCAGTAACACTAAAAGCAGATCCTAAACGAATACCACCAGTCCCAAAATAAATTCCAGAACTACCATTAAATGTATCAGTTGTATTATAAGTTATTGAGCCAGGTTGAATAGTCCAACTACCTATATTTCCTGTATAAGCTATTAAATTTCCTGCTGCGCTAACTGAAAATCTTCTTCCTAATGAAATTCCATCAGTACCTATATATACTTGATTCTTATTAGTTGTTTTTGAATTTGCTGCAACAAAAGAAGTATCATTTGAACTATCCCCATAAGCTATATATGATCTAGAACTATCACCATTTATTTTCCAATGTTTAGAATTTCCAGCAGTAGCTCCATTTCCAATAGCTAATTCTCCAGTGGCTGTAACTTTAAATTTACTACCAATTGATAATCCATCTGATCCTATATAGAAACCATTACTAGTATTTGCCAAAGCAGAATGAGATCCAGAATATAATGTCCCATTTGAATGTAAAGTAATACTATTAGTATCACTAGTTAAATGATCGTCTAAAATTTTCCATTTAGCTATTGTTCCACCGCCTTTTGCGGTCAAGTGTCCATTTGAATCAACTTTAAAATTTCCATTACCAAAAATAATCTGAGGAGTAGTTAAATCAATTAATAAACCTTCTTCTTTATAATTAGAAGTGCCATATGACGCCGGTAATCCAGTCGAAGTATTATAGGTTGTCCAAAAATTCCCACTATATAATAACGCCTGATTTTGAGTTGGGTCTACAATAATTTGTCCTTTACCTGCTTTACCAAAAATTCCAGAGCCATTTGTACTACTTAAAAAGAAAGATCTTTCACCCTGATGATACCCTAATAATCCTTTATCAGAGTCTTGTTTTCCTGGAATTTTAACCTATCCCATTAAGACACCAGTAAATCTATTATTATTATCTTTAGTGCCCGCGCCCATTTGAGGAGATAATATATATCCACCATCTTGGTTGATTTGAATACTATTGCCATCCCAAACATTAATATTATCTAACCCAAATTTATTTAACAAAAGATGAATAGGAATGTTAATTTTTCCTATAATAACATTGTCTTGTTCTCTTTTAAATTCACAAAGTAAGGCATTATTTACACATTCACCATTATATCTATCAGAAGGTTTTAAAAGAAATTGGTTTTTAGTCAATCCTTTTCTAGCACTCGTACTAGTTAATATTGTTAAATTATTACTATTACTAGCTGTTCCATCAAATGTTGATTTTATATTTCCAATAACTGATGCTGTATATTGAATTCTGTGAGTCCCATTATTAATTAAAGAAATATCTTCTTCAAAATTATTAATTTTTTCTTTACAAATAAATTCAAAAGGATGAGAATTATCATATGAAGGTAATACTCCATCTGATGTATAAATTACATACCTAAATCCTGTATATTCTTTTAAAGCTATTCTATAATTATCATTATAAACCCATGCAGTTATAATAGGCATTGTAGCATAATAAGTTTTTCCATTATATACTACACTACATTTTATAATATTTGCTAAAGGCGTTGTAAAAGCAGATTGTAAATAATCTCCTGTATATTTTATTCTACCAGATGAAGCATTAGAGACTATAAAAGCAGAACTATCAGAATAATCTTTATTATATTTATTTGCTAAAACACTCCAAACAATTGTGGTTTGAACATTCTAAATATTAGTTCCAGTACTATTCCAAACTAATTCTCCATCTCGATATAGTTCAGCATTAAAAAATCTATATTCACTATTTGCACTGATTTCCATCTCAGTTGCAGTAGAATCTATTCCATAATTTAAATAATACCCACCATTATTTACTTTTGTAATCATTGGATATAATGGTGGATTTGACATTTTTGTTCTAGGAACGATTTTTAAAATAAACTATGTTCCATTTGTTCCAGGATCTCCGTCTTTAGTAAAAGTAAAATTAGTAACTGCAGTTAAAGTATACCCTTTAAATTTTACATTTAATTTAATTTCATTATTTTGTTTTTTTATATCATACCTAGTTGCAATATTATACATTAATGTAGGTATGTTATCAAAATATGAATACTCTCCTGTCGATTCTATACTTGGAACCCCATTATTTTCGCTATCTATTAATAATGTATCTTTTAATGGAAAAGCCCATCGAATTTTACAATCAGCTGATCTTGTTACTATATCATTATCTATAGCATTGCCTAAATTATCATAAATAGTAAAAGATAAACTTTTAATAATTTGAGGCATATCTAAACTTTTATTATTTGGTGCAATACCATTTTCATTATATTTAAACCCAACAGTTCCATTATTAATTACTAACGAATATAAATCTTCAGTTTGTAAAGAATTAATTAAAGTAATAGAAGTTGTTCCTAAATAAACATTATTTTCATTATATACAGAACATTTAAAATTAGCAAAATTTGTAATATCTCTAATTTGTACATCATAAAGTTTATTTCCTTCTACTCTTGTAATGAAATTAAAACTATTAATTAAAGAAGTTAATCTTGCTAACTCTTCACTTTCTTTATTTTGAAATTTGGTTCCATTTTCAATTGCTTGTTGTAATACAGAGAAATCCGCAATAGCTTGATTATATGCATCATTTTCTTCTGTTGTTGTTTGTAATTGAACAAAATTACTTGTATTATCTTCTTTTGCCCACGCATAAGTATAATTTAATTTTTCTTGTCCATTTACCAAACAAGTTAAAGTAGGATGTCCAATATCATGATAAAATTTAATTCCACTATTAGAAACAATAGATAAAGAAGGAACGTTTTTTGCTAAATTTTGAATATTTATTTCTCTAGTAATAACATTTTCATCATAAATAACTGCAACTTTAAATCTATTATTTTTTGCAGTCGCTTCATTAAATTTTAATCTATATGTATCCGTACTAGGTATCCATTCAATTACAGGATCTGTCGTCAAAGTTGCTGGTGCTACAATATTTTTATCATTTAGACACTACCAACCACGCCCTAAATATTTATTATAATTTTCACTGCTAGATAAAATACCAACATTTTCACTTCCCCAATAAAATGAAAGATTCTGATCACTTGATACTAATTTTCCTTTAACTCTAACTTGAGCAATTATATCTCTATAAGTATTTGATCCACTTCCTTGTGGGAAAAAATTCCCCTATGGAGTAAAAAATGTTATAGCAACACCATTCAACTATTCTTCAGTTAATCTATTTGCTCCAAAAATTTCCAATTCAGAAATCTAAATATCTCCAAAAGTTAATAACTATTCACTTGTTCCTTCGGACTCTGGAAACTATTCACAAAAAATCTAAATTGATTTTAATTTAACAAAATTCACTCCATCAATATCAAATATTTGGTATTGCTCTGTTGGATAAATCAATCTATAAGGATTATCCACCATATTATCCTAATCAATAGTATATGATCGAATAACATTTTTATTTGAAGAAGTGTTATCTATAAACTCTAAATAAAAAGTAATTCCATAATGACCATTTGATTGATGATTTGATGGAATATTTGTTTTAAACGTGGCTCCTGCAATTAAAGAAGAAGACTATTTTATATATCTTTCTAATGAATCTACATCTATATCAATTGTATTTTGATCTCTATCACTATCATATATAACATATGAATAAGTATTTAAATTAGTATCTAAATAATAAATATCATTAGACACAACTCCATTAGAACCTATAATATTATAAGCCTATTTCCCCTAAGCGGCAGATATATAATTAATTCCTAATTTTTTAGTAGTACCAAGAATGGTTTTCTATCTACTCATATCATTTCCTGGAATTAATATATAAACATAAGAACGAGCAGAATAACTAATATCCGTTGAATTAGAATACGCATAAAATATAGCATCTTGATATCGACATCTATATTTTCCAATAGTAGCATCCTAACATGATAAAATCTGAGCTTGAATTGTTCTATCATATCCAGCTTTTTCAACTGAATTTGCAGCTAATAATTCAATAGCATCAAGGACTTTTTCACTTACGCTCATCAATGAATCCTCCTTGTATTTCCTTATTATATAATAACATAAAATTTTTAAATTTTCAAATCTAATTTAACCTTGCTTATTATTTACTCCCTGAAAATTATATCTTGTAATATAAAAAAATTCTGCCTAATTTAAAATTCCTTTTTTTACTAATTTAATCATATCATTTAATCCATATGTTCCAGTTTTCCATTTATATTCAATCATCTTTTTTTCATTCCTATCCATTTTTTCTCCTTAACAAAAGAGAGAAGTAAATCAATACTTCTCTCTTTTTATTTATATTTATCTATTTCTCATTGCACGTTGTGCGGCGAGATTAATTAAATCATTAAAAGCATCTTCAATCTATTGTTTACTATTAACATTCGGGAATGTTGCAGAAATTTGCACATTTTGTTCTATTGTATCTTTATTTTCAAAAATAGAATTACCAAATGATCCTAAATCTCCTAATTTAGAAGCTATATTAATTTGAGCATTATTAGCAAGATCTCTTAAAATTGAAACAGAATTTAAAAGATTTTTAGTATCTGATTGATTTAATACTAATTCTTTTTCATGAAGCACAGCGAATTTGCCTTCAGAAGAATGCCAATCTCCAGTATATCCACCAGTATCGAATTTAGAACTCTTATTTTTCTTATTATTTTTATTTTTATTTTTTGGAGGATTTTCTTGCTAACCAGTGTTTAAATTATACCATTTATTAGGTTCTGTTATAACCTAAGTTCCATCTTCAAGAGTTATAGAATCAGCATTTTTAACCCAAAGATCGCCTTTATTCTTATTTTTCCCGCCTCCGCTTGAAGAAGATGAAGCAGCTTGTTGTTGAGCTTGTTGTGCTTGCGCTTGTACAGCGGCTACCATTTCGGCTTGTGCAGCAGCTTGCGCCCGTTGAGCCTGAATAAACTCATGAATTGCAGATGCCGCTTGTAGTGCAGACTAATAAACATTTTGATATTGCATTACTAAAGCCTATGCTTCCATTCGTAGCTCTTGAATTGCACTTATTTCTTGGAACATACAACTTATTAATTCATTATTATCTATAATAAGATTTTGGAAAGACATAGATAATTCATCTACACCAGATCTAACATCCATTAAACTAATGCCCGCAACCCGAGCCATATCATTTAATTCTTCTTTATATTTTCTTGTTGCGTTATAGACCTATTCAAAAGCTTCTTTACACATTGGAATAAATCCACCCTATTTAGCCACTTTATCAGCCATTTTCTGAATGCCGCTAGTCCACATAGGAATTAAATCACCCATTAAAATATTCTTCTATTCATCGGACATTTGTTGATAATTAGCCACATCTTGCTGATATAAATTATTAATATTATCAAAAGTAGAACTAAGAAGATTTTGTCTTATAATGGAATTTTTTTCTGTAAGAGCATTTATTTTTTCTCCATATTCTTCTCTTAATAAAGCTAAATCCCTAATTCTCTATTCTTCTGTTAAAGAAGTGTCAAGAACAATCTATCTATATTTTTCTTGAAATTCTTCCCACATGGCAAGCATTTCATCTAAATTAGATTTATAAGCCTATTTATCAAAATTATATAAATCATTTTGTGCTTCATTTAATTTCTATTGAGCCTATAACGCCTTATCCGCGTCAGAAACATATTGATAAGAATAATTACCTTGAGAATCTCGTTTTAATCTTAAAGAAGTTTTACTAGATTGGGCATCTTCTAAAGCAATTCTAGCTTGTTCAATTTGTAATAATTTTTCTGCTCTATCGACATCATATTGAGATATCTTTTCCTTATTTCTTAAATTCTCTAACTGTTCATCCATTAATTCTTTTAATGTCTGTTGATTTTTAATAGATTTAGTATCGTTAATAGCTTTATTATATTTTATTTGTAATTCTTGAATTGCAAAAGCAGCATTAACAGTATCTAAATATGTTTCAGCATTTTTATTCATTAACTACCACTACATATCTAAATAACCTGTTCCAAGACCATTGGAAATTTTTTTATCTAATGTATCAAAAATTCTATCAATAACATTAATATATTTATTTTGAATGGTTTGTGCAGCTTCTTCAATAACAGAATTTAAATTATTAAGTGCCTATCTATAATTTTCTTCAAATTTCTTTGCAGCTTCAGAATCTCCTGCCGCGGCAGCTCCCTACCATTGCTTTTTCCAGAACTCTGCCTGCTTCCGCAATGCATCTAATTGATTAGTTTGATTTCTTTCTAAGGTTGTATAATACTCATTCATAGCATTATAATTCTTTTCACCATATAAAAGTTCTAATAAATCAATATCATGTTCAATTAAATCTGTAACATATTCATAGTCATCTATTTGCTTATCAAAATTATCCTGCACATCATCTATAGTATCAAGATAGGCTTGATCAATATTATCCAATAAGGATTCAATATCCTACATTTGAGACATTAATGTATCAAGATCACTTTGAAGATCCTACATAGCAGTTCCATTATTATCACCATAAATGCTAGACCACCCAGTAGCATTAATTTGTTCAATCTGATCTTTAGTTGCATACATTTGATTTACAAGTGCAGTTAAAGTGCTTCCCGCACCATGAACATCAAAGTAAGACATTACATCATCTAATTGCTGTTTAGCATCTTGGAAAATTTTATCGAATGGAGAATCTTTAATAACATCGGTATGATGCATAACTTCTCGCACAAATTTATTCCAATCACGTTCAGCCTAGCCCATCTCAAGACGAATCTCAATGGACATTCTAAACTTCTTTATATTGATCTAAATTTGTTGTTGAATATCATCTTCAATTTGATCTTGAACATCTGCCATATCTTCTTGAAGAGAATCATAGTCTTTAACCTTATCTTCTAAGTCGTCAAGCTATTTTTCAGCATCTTTAATTTCTTTTTCAAACTTCTAAATACGTTCTTCAAGATCTTTTTTCTTTTTTTCACTTGTTGCTTTATTATATTTTTCAACAAGTTTATTATATTTATCAATTAATTTATTTAAGATCTATTGTTTCTTACTAACAAGTTCAACATAGTTAGAAATATTACCATATTCATCAAATGTAGCACCAAGTAATTCAAGATCTTTACGTTTATTAGCAAGGTCTTTTTGCTGTAAAGCAAGTTTTTCTTGAAGCTTTTGTTTATGTTGTTCAAGTAAGGCGGATTGTTTATTTAAATTATTAAGTAATTGCTTACCCCATAATTTATCCTGTTTCTTTTGAAGGCGTCCTAAAGCTCGTTCTATATTACTAAGTTCTTTATTTACGTCATGATAAATATCAACCTAATCTTCATGTTTTTCTTTTTTCTATTTTTCTTTCTATTTTTCTTTTTCTTTAGAAGAACCGCTGCCTTTTTTGCCTTTTCCGCCGCCTCCTTTTTTTCCTCCTCCGCCACCGCGGCCTCCTCCGCCACCGCGGCCTCCTCCGCCACCTCCAGACGGAGCACGACGAGCTGCACCGGCAGAACCGCCACCATTTGTGGCGTTTTCATATTTAACATCACCACCAGCAGTTACCCCTGCATTTTCTACCTAAATCGCACCAGCACCAGGTGCAACTAATTCAGTATGAGTTTCAGTTCTAGGAACCCAATAACCATCTCTAACCTTTTTTAAAGCATAATAAGTTCCTTGTTTTTCCTAGCCACTAACATCCATAGGTTCTACTTCATAAGTTGCAGGCACCCAATATTGTGCGGACGTTGAGACTTGTTGGGTTTTTGGCTAAGCTTCTTTAATTTTGACATTCATACCAAAATTTTTCATTAGCTCTCGAGCCTGAGTCGCACCAATACCAAGTTGAGATAATAAATTACTTAATGCTGCTAAAAACTGATCATCATTTAAATTAGCATCTGCTGTTAATTCACCAATTGATTGACCTAAATATTGAGTAGTTAATGCATCCAATTCATTATAAAAACCGGAAGCATCCATATCTACGTCCATTAAAATAGCGTCTGCCGCAGCCATTTGTAAAGCAAGGTATGCTTCCTCTGCATTTTCAGCTCCTTCAGTAACCGCTCTTAAATTTTCTAAATTTTGTGGATCAGATAAAAACTCTGGAGTAAGACTTTCTTCACTAATGTCTAATAAATCAGCATAAGTATCTTTTAATTCGGCGACTGCTTCAGCTTGCTCTTGAATACTTCCACTATCTAAAGCTTTAGACCATTTATCATAATTTTTTACAGTATCTTTAATTGCATCATCAAATCTTAAAATAGATTGAGCATAATCTCTCGCAGCTTCTTCGTTTTCTTCTAAGTAATCTGGAATATCTTCAAGCTATTTAGCAAAATCCATTAAATATTCAGTAAGATCTTCTAACTAATCAACTTTAATATCTGAATCAAGAGTAAAAGAATTTTGCTAATTTAATGCCTATTGAGCTTCTAGCATTCCTAATTGGATTTCACTTAATTCTTTATGCCTTTCTGTTAATTGTTCAGTTTGATCGCCTTGCTCATTATATAATTTATTAATATCTTGTATAACCTAATGATCAGCCTTGCCATTTTCAATCATCTCACGGCCTTTATTAATAATATCTTGAACTTTTTGATCTTCTAAACCGAGAGCATCTAAATATTGTAATTTTAATTCAAGATTATCTTTATTTATTTGACCATATTGATCAGTGTCACTTTGTTTTTGAACATTCTAATAATCAAAATTATTAGCCTTTAATTGATCAAATTTATAAAGCTAATCTCCTATTGTAGCCAGAGCTGGTTCAAAGGCATATTGACGAGCGCTGTCTACTACTGCTGAAGCAACAGCTTCCATACCATCTTTTATTGCATATGTAAAATCTCCAGTATTTTCAAAATAAGCCTTTACTGCATCTGGAAGCATATTAAACTGATCTTCAGTAATAGTTTCTCCACCTTGTATAGCATTTTGAACATCATCATAATTATGTATTTGATTAATTGCCTAATCTTTTTGATTTTGAGCCTCTGCAATTTTTTTATTATTTGCTTCTTCAATAGCCATTTGCTGTAAAACAGCTAATTCCTATTTCATAGTAGCTAATTTAGCCTACTATTCATTTCCCCAAAGTGAAGTTTGAGCAATAGCATTATCTAATCCAGACATTATCTAATTTAAAATAGACTTTTTAATTCCGCTACCAGCTTTTTCCGCGGCTTCTATTATCTATTTCCAACCTTCAACTTGTTTTTGAATGTCAGCGTCATCTGGATTCATTTTACTTATAAAATCAGCTTGTTTCTTTAAAAGATCATAATCCTTAGAATATTTAGCAAAATCTGCGGCAGAAGTATCTTGATTAATATAAGTACCTCTATCTCTTAGCTAATTACCTCTATTAAAATTACTCTAGGCAGAAGCTTTTGCTGTTTCTAAATCTTCAATCCCTTTACGTAAAGAATCTAAACTTATTTTATTAACTGCCTATTCAAATCCCTATGCATTATCCTTTAATTTATAAATACCAACGCCAGCAACTTCAAAGAATCCTTGGATGCCTTCATTTAAACTATTAAACAGCTATTCTGAAATAGTTCCGCCATCTTTAGTAGCATCAATAAGACCTTGATACTTATTATATTCATCTGCAGCATTTTGTCTAATCTAATCTGCGGATAATCCATTTGGACCTTTACTAGCATCTGCTAACTGATTAGATAAGCCAGGAAGAAGTTGATTTAATGTAGCTAATTGCCCTTCAACATCAACTATTCCTATATTGCTAACGGTACTAGCTAACTAAGTAGCAAAATCTTGCAATGGTTGACCAAAAAGCTGACCAGACATTAATGCATCCAAATTCTTTTCCCAAATATCCATTTGTTGAGTGGATGCATTGCCAAAAGTTTTTATATAATCAAGTTGAGCAGCCATCAATTCATTTAAATTAACAGCAACACCATTTGTGTCTTTTACTGATCTTGAAGCTTCTTGGTTTAATGTTTGATAATCAAATTTTTGACGATTTTGATATTGAGATAATTTATCAATTTCGTCTTGAACAAATTTTATAGCATTTTCAAAACCATCAACCTTTAAACTATTGATTTTTTCATAAAATATTTCAGCATCACCAATAAATTTATGCATACCATCAGCTGTATCTGCAAACATTTGCTGAACCTATGCATCTAATAAGCTGAATTGTTCATCTGAAATATTCTAACCTTTTCTAACTTTATCTTCAACAGAAGTATAATTTTTATATTGATCAATAGCTTGTTGACGCATCTATTCTGGAGTAACTTTAGGAACAATTTCGCCAGCTTTTTTTGCCCCTTCTGTTGCGGCCGCCACACCATCAGCAGCTTCTTCTGTCTATTGTAATATTTTTATAAAATCTTCCCAAGACTTTATAACAGAAGTATTTTTTAAAGATAAAGCTTCTTCTAACTGTTCAATAGACATATTTTCTAAGGTTTGAATCGCTTCAATTGGCATCAAATCACCAAAACTCTCAGAAAATTTATTTTTTATTTGATCAATTAAAGAATATTTATCCAATACATCTGAATACATATCAGACATTATTTTGTCAGCATCAGCCAATAAAGATTCCATATCAAGAGATTCACCCTATCCGTAATCTCCAGACTTTTTCATACTTTGAATTAATTTATTTTTAGCTTCAATATAATCTGTATAAGATTTAATATTTTTAAACTAATTCTATAAATTAAATGCCTATAATTGAGCAACTGCAGTCTTATGATCTTCTATAGCTTTAGTATATTGATCATAAGCCTAAGACATTCCATTTAACCAATCTGTAATTAATTGAAACGATTGTGAATTTTCAACATTATCTCCTAATTGTTTACTAGCCTATTCTTGTATTCTTAATAGCTCTTCATAAAGACTAATAAAACCTTCTACAGAATCTTCAGTGGATAAAGCAATTTGCGAAAAAGAAGCGTAAGGATCTTCAGCATTAGGATCAAATTCTTCACCAGCAATTTGAGTATAAAGACTACTATTTTTCAATATAGACATCATTGTTTGTCTAATATTTTGATCATCATATTGAGCACTTTCAGATAAAGTTAAATTATATTTACCATTAGTATAGTCTCGCCATTCTGCTGTTCCAACACCAACATTTTTATTTTTATTCCAAACTAATCCACGAGCATTTTCCAATTCAGTTGCTGTTGACTCTTCTTTAGATGTTAAGGCCTATTCACGCATCTAACGAATAGCTTTTGTCGTCTCTTCATAAGTTCCTTTTAATTGTTTAATTCGTTCATCTTCAATATCATAAGATTTAACTAATTCATCTATTTCAGATCTTAAATCAGCTCTACTTAACTATCCACTTTGAGTTTTTTCATTTAAATCATCTAAGGATTTACATAACTATTCTTGTTTAACAATTTGCTATTGTAATTTATTTTGAGTTTCAATAGCCTACTCTTTCTATTTTCTTAAATTTTCTTGATGCTATTTTAAGGCAGAATTTACAAAACCAATAACAGTAGTGATAGCGGTAAAAGCAATTGCAATACCATTAAAAGCTGATAAAGTTTTTCCTGTTAGACTTAATGCTGCCCCAAGATTTTTTATTCCTGAAACAACCATCGGCAAAGCAAATCCAACACTTGTTAAAGTTTGTAATATTTTATCTCCTATAGAGACATCTTCTTTATTCCAAATTCCACCTAAATTTTTAAGTTGTGAAATTCCAGAACCAATACGACCAAGTGCTCCAACCGTATCAGTAAAAGTTTTTAATTTTTGAGCATTAAACATTCGATCCATTGCATCTGAAAAAGTTTCTGATAATGTTCGTACTTTTTCAGTCGCTTCATCTGCAGCCTGCGAAAAATCTCCATGTAATGCCGCAGAAAGTTTTTCAAAAGTAGCTGGATCTAATTTTGGTCTCAATTCTTCTAATGCAGCATCTAATTTTTCATAAAAATTTATAACTTGATCTTGAGACGCTCCAACCTGATTCGCGTCATCAAAAGCCTTTTTTAACTACTCAAATTTTTCTTTAGTAATTATTTGAGAGTCTTGTAAAGTTTTAAGATCTTCTATCAATGCTTTTATCGAAGCATTTTCACCAAGTTTTTCTTCAGGCATATCTCTAACTAACTATTGATATGTTTCAATATTTTCATTTAAATCTTGATATGCTGAAATTTTTTCATCAATAGAATTTTTAAGAACATCATTATTAACAACTTCATTAAAATTCTAATTTACACCTAATTTTTGTAAATCATTAGATAAATCTTTAATCTACCCTTTAAATTTTAAAACTTCATTTTCTGCTTTTGTTAAATCATTTAATAAATTTTGAATACCAGAAAATTGTTCAGGAGTCATAACTTTAGAAAGCTAGAGCATTTGTTCTCTTGCTTTTAATAATTTATCACTAGTTTCATCTAACCCCTATATTTTTAAAACATTCCTAGTTGATTCAAGAGCCTGACTAAATTGTAACGCATTATTTCTTGCAGTTTCTAAATTAATAACTGTGGTATTAATTCCTCTTGCTATTTGTGTACTAAAAACAGAAAGTCCAATAGCACCAAGACTTTTTAAAATAGGAATTCCGCCGCCAAAACCATCAATTACAGTCGCTGTTTTATTAGCTACAGCAGATAATCCGTCTATTAAATCATTAATAGGTTTAGTATCAACTAAACTATCATAAATATTTTCAACAGATGCTTTTAATATATTTAAATGTGCAGTTGTTCTTTCCATAGCAATATCTTGTTGCTGTGCTAAAGTACCTTCTGCATTTTGGGCAGTAGCTAATGCTTTATTATATGATTCAAAATTATCAAATAAAGCAATTAAATTAGAATATTGTCTTTGGCCTGCCATTGTTTGAGCAAGGTTAATTTGTTGTTCACGAGTAAGATCTTGCCATCTTCC